GGTGTTCCCGCACGCGCCGCACCCATCGTTTCGCCGTGATGTACTGTGTGCCGAACATCGCTTCGTCCAACTGGATGAGGTGGATTCGCCCGATGCGTTTCGGATCGTTCGCATAGTTCACGATGAGCATGGGCAGCACCTTGTCCAAATGCCCTTCCTCCACGAGACGTGCGGCTTGCGCGAGGACAGCGAGACGTATGCGACGGTTGGTTTCCTTCGCCATGCGGCTTTCCCTGATGCCGGGATGATAGTCGTGCCCCATGGTCATATGGCTGCCTCCGGCGTATCCGTTTCACCGGGCGTCACGACGTGCGGCGTGAAACCGTGGAAGCCTCCACGCATGTCCGGTGGGAACGCCCAGCCGCTCATGTCCCACCCGTAGATCCTGAGCATTTCGTCACGCATGAAACGCCACCCCCAGTCCTGTACGGCTTTCACCCCGTTCACATGCCGGGGCGTGCATTCCCCCCACATGGGGTCGAAGATGCTACGCCGCATGCCGCGCATGTCCGTGTACTCGCCCCAATGCGCGGTGGGTGTCCCGTGGTCATACCATTCCTCCCATGTCGCCCATCCCATGCGGCTCGCCACATCAGGATCACCGGCCGTCATCTCCGGTATTCCGGCGAGTGCACGCACCACGGGCAGGAAGTTCGGGTAGGCGTCCGCCGCGCGGGATTGCACGAACAGCCAGACACACAGCATGCCACGGCGTTCCATGGGGCTGAACGCGAGGAAACGCGCCCACCTTTCGAGTTTCCGCATGAACGTTTCCGACGCCGTGGTCTGCACTTCGATGCCCGCAAGCACATTGTCCCGGGTGAGCATCACCGTGTCCATGCCTGCCGCCGCATGCGACCCTGATTCGCGTGTGGCCTGCGGGTCGATGAGACGGAACGCGCCCCACCCGTCGCCTGCGGTGAGCCTGACGCGCGTGTCACGGCATGCTGTCAGGCCGACGTGCGCGGCGAACGTGTTGTGCCGTGCGTGCGTGTGCATGGCACGCCACAACGTGGAGGTCATCACCTGCGCCAGCCATGGGCGTCCCTGTCCGATGTAGTCGAGGACACGGCGTACGAGTTTCGCATCATCACCGACACCGACCCACACTTGGGGGAGGGTGATTCCCTCGATGCGTTCCCTCCGGCTGAACCCGACGTTGATGATGCCAAGCCGGTTGAGCGCACCCCATAACCCCGGTTCGTGACGGTTGAACGCGGGCAATGGCATGTCGCACAATCCGGCGCGCAATTGGCTGACCGTCGCCGTCCTCCAGGCGAACAGGCTGCTGATGATCGCGTCCACGGTTTCGGGCTGGTCGCGTACCATTGCTTCCGCGACCTTCCAGTACGGCATCATCCATTCGTTGCCGTCGCGGGCGGCGACCTTCACGGGTTTTTCGAGAGTCGCCATGTGGCTTGCCCGCCACCAGTCCACGTCGGAATCGTAAGCGTAGAGCCTCTTGTCCGCAGGATCGAAGAACCCGGTCCACGGTCGTTCCGTCATGCCGCTCACAGCTTCCATCCTTTCGCTTTCTCCTTCACCCGATCAGGGTCGAAACCCATGCCGGGCAACGCCCATTCGAGCACTTTCTCGCGTGTCCTGTCCAACCCCGGGTCGCTCCACCCGGATTCCCCTGCGGCGATGCGCATGCCCGCTTCACGGGATTGGAATTCCACACCCAGCCATGTCGCCCACCGCGTCCAGTCGACGCGTTTCCAATCGGCTTGGCGCATGCCTTCGGGAATGGTGTCCTTCACGCCGACCTGCTGCGGGTCGATGCCCGTCTGCGGCAACGCGGACAGCAAGCCCACCGCGTCACCCTGCGTCTGCACGCCGGCTTTCACGATGAACAGGACGTGCGCGCCTTCATGCGCGAGCGGCAGGAGGAAATCGTGTGCGGCGGTGCCTGGCCGTGTGAAATCCACGGCGCTCACACGGTCGAGGTCGACGATGATGAAACCCCATGCGCGGCGTGCCGCGCGCACGTATTCGACGTACTCGCCCCATGAGACGGTCATGCCGGGCGGCGGTGCGAAACACACGTCGTAGGGGACATGGAGCGTCTTCCCCTGGTTCGCTCCGCGCGTCGGATTCCCGCCACGCCACTCGTAGATGGTGCGCAGCGTCCGGGTGCGCGCGGGGTCGAAGAAACTCCGTTGAGACGATTGGAGCATGTTGCCGTCCACGAGCAACGTCGGCGTCTCCCGGCTTGCCCGTTCGGCGAGCCTCCGGCTGGTCACGCTTTTGCCGACGCCGCCCGTGCAGCTTGTCACGAACAGTATGCTCCCGGAGCGCCTGGCGTGCCCGGTCATGACGTCCGCGACTATCCGCGTGTCCGCTATGTCCACGTTCCAGAAAAGGCGGATGAAAGCGCCCAGTGTCATGGCCAGCGCCTTGCCGGGCAGGGGTTCGGTTCCGACGGGCGGCTGGTCGGGGCTGCACCAGTAGACACGCCATCCGGCTTGCTGCGCTTGCTGCCATAGGGTGGGTTGGTCGGTGAGCATCGCGCCGTGCCGTCCGGGTGGGACGGGGTGGTGTGCGAGCCACCGGGCTTGCTCCCCGGGGTCGTTTCCGACGGGCGGGATGCCGGTGCCTGCTGGCAGGAGCCGGGTGATTTCGGCCAGCAGCTGACCGTAACCTGACACGAAAACGACCATGAGTCCTCCGGGTTTGGCGGAATCGGGTGGTTTCAGGTGGTTTGGAACCTAGACTTTTCACGCGATTTTCGCCTTTGGGATTGAATTCTTGTCTTATCTTACATTGGTCGTGTTGTCTTGTCTTGTGTCAGGCGTTTCCGTACTGTTTTTCTTGGGTGTTTTGTCTATGTGTTTGTGTTGCCTCGCTGTTGTGCTGTGTTTGGCTGGCTTGCTGTGTGTGTTGTGTTGGGTGTTGGCTTGCTGATTGTGCTTGCCTGTCTTGCTTGTGTCGGGGTGTGTTGTCTGTGCTTGCGGTGTCGTGTGTTTGTGTGGTTGTTGCGGTGTTTGCTTTTTGCTTGGGGTTTTGCTTGCGGTTGTTTGGTCTGCCGATGAGTGTGGGGTTGTGGTTGTTGCGGTGTTTGCTTTTCCGTTCGGGGTTTTGCGAGAGGACGATGGATTGCGATGTGACATCGGAACGGATTGTGGTTGCGGCGGAGAGCGTGCAAACCATGCGCAAGGCGTGTCGGAAAGCAGACGCGAAGGCGCGGACGTGCGGCTGACACGGCGTGCGATATGCGTGCGCTGTGGGCGCGCACCGGGTATGATGGTGCGTGACATCGACCGTTTGTTTTTTTGAAAGGATTGGATCATGTCATGGTTTTCGAATGAACCGGATGCAGGTGTTTCGGATGGTGGCGCCGTGTCGGGTACGAACGTGGATGAGGGTGCGGCGCGTCATGACGAGACGGTGAACGCGGATGGTGTGACGAAGGTGGAAGGGGATACGCGTTTCCCCGCGTTGAACGTCGTGCCGGATGCGGTGGATGAGCGTACCGTGAAGAAGGCGGGCGGCGAGCCGAAGGTGAAGCAGGGGCGTGCGCCGAACAAGCGTCGTTCGGACCGTCCGACTGTTCCGGCTGCGGCTGTGCGGAGTCTGCTTGGCGTGGTGGATGCTTTGCGTGACGGTTATCTGCCTGTTGCGAAGCTTGTCGCTGAGTCGGGGTCGAATGATGAGATGGCTGTGGCGGCGGTGTTGACGGAGGTGAAGCCGCGTCGTCGCATGCAGCAGTTTGTGCAGCTTGTGGAGCGTTTTGATTCGGATGCGCCTGAGGATCGTTTGATTGACATGGCGTTGGCGATGCAGGGTGATGCGGGTTTGGCGCGTCGTTTGTTTGCGCTTGTGGAGGCTTCGCGTGGCGAGGGCGTGTTGGGTCGTCCGGCTGGTGCGGGTCATGAGCGTGATGATGCGAAGCGTGTTGCTGCGGAGTGGGATGCGGTGAGCGTGGATGGTTTGAAGGCGCTTGTGTATTAGCGTTGTGTGAATCGAAAAAGGGTCCGCCGTTCTTCATCCGAACGGCGGACCCTTTTTCGATTCGTGTGAGGCTTGTCAGGCGATGCGCAGCACGCTGCCAGGCGCGTCGATGCCGGTGTCGGTGCGCGCCGCGTCGAAACCGTAGTCGCGTTCGTACCTGTACTCCCAGCCGTTGTCCAGCATGTTCAACTGCCGGGCGGCCGCCTCATAGTAGCGGGATTGCGTGCGTCGCAGACTGTCCTGCGGAAGGATCTCCCACAATGTGGATTCGGGAATGTGGAGCCGCTGCCCTTCGGGCGTGTACATACAGCAGATGACGTAAAGGTCGAGCGCGAACCCGGCCTGGGGGAGACGTTCGAAACTGATGCGGTGCGGCGTGTATTCCGTGATGAGACGCATGTAGTCTTCGCTGACGCGCATCCACCGTTGGCTGAGGGGCAGGTCGTGCATTTCGATGTTCTCGGCCACGCGGATCTCCCCGTCGTAGACGGGCCATGGTTCGAGCAGGTAGGATTCGAGGAGCTGGTCGACGGATGAGCGGCTGTGTCCGCCGTTGACGACGTTGGTGAGTCGCGCGTAGCGTTGGAAGTCTCCGTTGAAGTGGAGTGTGCGTGTGCTGGCGTCCCAGCATGGCGAGTTATCGAGGATGAGCGTGTCGATTATCATGCTCATGAGTCGGACGGGTTTTCCGACGAATGCGCGTGGCCCGCTGTCGGGCATGACTTTGTAGGGTGCGAACAGTGGGTAGGTGGGGACTGTGATCCAGCCGAGGGTGGGTTGGGGTTTCGTGATGCTGGTCATGGTGTTTTTCCTTCCGGGGTTTTCTTGTTTTTTGTGTTTTTGTGTTGTGTGTGTGTTGTTGTGTTGTCTTGTCGTTGATTCTATTGGGCGTTCCGAGGGTTTGCAATGCGGGTGTGTCACCCTTGTGGTGGGTATTTTGGATGTCCCGTGTTGTGTTGGTAGAATGTGTCATGTCGTCGAAAAACCTGCCGGGGGGTGGTTCGACGCTTGCTGCAGTCCCGGTTGCTTTTGGAAGGATTGATGGTCATGGCTGCTGATTCGATTGTCGTGACGGGTCGTGTGACCGCTGACGTGGAGGTGAAGCAGACGCGGAACGGGAAGAGTTATGTGCGTTTCTGCGTGGCGAACACGCCGCGTCGTTTTGACGAGGCGCAGCATCAGTGGGTGGATGCCGGGGATACGGTGTTCATGGATTGCGTTGCATGGGATTCCCTTGCGGAGTGCCTGCCGTCGCGCATACGCAAGGGGTCGCGTGTCATTGTGGTGGGCGTGCTGAAATCATCGTCGTGGGAGGGTGACGATGGTGGGAAGCACCGTCGCCTGGAGGTGCGTGCGAACGATGTCGCGGTGAGTGTGCGTGATGGCGTGAAGCGTTCCGGGAATGCCGCGGGCCAGGGCGTGTCGGCGGATGAGTGGGCGCGTGACCCGGAGTTCTAGTTTCCCTTGTCTTGTGTGCCGGGGTTTGCCGGCGGATGGAGTGCGCTGATGGTGAGGACGGTTCTGCTTGTGCTGGGCGTACTGCTTTTCGTATGCGTGATGGTGTACGTGTGGTGTCTGATGCGTATCAGTTCGATGACGGACAGGATGGAGGAAGAAGAAAGGGAGAAGGAGATGGAGCGTGAGCGTGATGAGGTTGCACGAAACACCCGGAAGGAGTAGTGTGGATTCTGCGACCTCCGGGTAGCGTTTGACCATTACCAGAACGGCCCCGTCCCATCGGATGCGATCGAATCATCCGACGGGACGGGGCTTTTCCTATGCTCTTGTGCGTTCGAGTGAGCGTACTGTCATGCGCACGTGCTCCGTTCGGCGTGGCGCACGGGAGCATGATAGCGTGAACGGTGTCAAGGAACGTTCCCACGTGCGGAGGTGGTGCACATGGCCGGGACGAGGATAATCACCGTCGCTTGCGCGAAAGGCGGTACGGCGAAGACGACGACGAGCATGATGCTCGCGTGCAGCCTGTGCCGTCGCGGCTTGCAGGCGGTCGTGTTGGACGCGGACAATACGGGTGGTGCGACGAAATGGGCTGACGCGGTGGATGACATGCGTGTGGATGATCCGCATGCGCCCATGCTGCCGTTCGACGTGGTGCCGGTGAACCAAGCGGTGTTGGACAGGCGCCGGTTGGAGACACGATGGTCGGGCATGTGGATTGTGATTGATACGCCGCCGTCCGATACGGGCATGATTCAGAAGGCGATGGATGTTGCGGACGTGGTGGTGATTCCCACGCAGCCAGGTGAAGCGGACCTGCGGTTGGCGGGGGAGACGTATGCGGCGTGCCGTCATGGCGTGGTGTTGCTCACACGGGTGAAAGCGAACACGAGGAGTTTGCGGCGTGCGGTGGATGATTTGGATTCCGCGCATGTCACGCGGTTTGACACGATGGTGCCGGAACGTGAGTCGATTCGTGGCGCTTACGGTCGTGTGACCGTGGACGCCTGGTATGCGGGTGTCGCGGGTGAGCTTGTTGATTTCGTGAACGGATTGGAGGCACGGTGATGGTGAGGAACGCTTTCCTGGATGGTGCGGATGGTCGTGGCGTGAGGCGGCTTCCTGAAACGCCGGTCGTGGATAAGACGGAGCCTGCCGTGGATGGCGGTGAGGGTCGTGCGTTGCGTGACGCGCATGGCGAGGAGTACAAGGCGTACCGTCATAAGTTCTCGTGCCGCTTGTCGGATGAGGATTTCCTGTTGTTGCGACGGTTGAGGTTCGAACTGGATGTGGATTCCACGACGTTGATGCATGAGATGATTCGCGTGTGCGTGCGTGAGAAGGGCGTGGACTGGTCGCGGTTCCGTGGACCGTTGGCGGAGGATTAGCATAGGGCGTGCCGTCAAACCCGTTTTCCACTACGCTGGGAATCGTATGGTTCCGAGCGTAGGAAGGCGAAGGCATGTTCGGCAAGCGTGGTTCCCGTGACAGTGATCCGTTCGGTGCGGGCGCAAGCCCCGACAGCGTGGAATGGGATGCGATACGGCAGGCAAGGAAAGCGCATCACACGACGGGCGTGAAGATCCTCATGCTCCTTGTGGTGTTCGTGAGCGTCCTGTCGATGGGCGTCGCATGGAAGTCGAGTCGCATGGCGTCGGACACGTTGAACGCGGTGAGCGCACGCATGTCGCAATCACAGTCGGACACTCCGGGACGTGAGGCGGCGTTGGACGCAGTGTACTCGTGGCTGTCGGGGAGCGGCACGCCCATGCCGGACGGGTGGGCGAACCTCCAGTGGGCTGGCGTGCGGAATGTTGGTGCGGGCAAGGATGGTGGCGTGGAGTATGTGCATGATTTCACGTTCACTGGCTTGTCGGATGGGCGGACGCGCCGCTGCTCGCAGTTGGTGAGTGTTTCGGATGGTGTTGCCGGTGCGGTGGGGTCGCCCAGTTTGTTCGCGTTGCCTGTGGATTCGTCGTCCGTGGGAGGGTCGGGTGCGCCTGACGGTTATCGGAGTGTCGGCGGCGGGTCGAATGTCGCTGATGCTGTGGATGCGTGGGCGAAGGCTTGGATTGGTGGTGATTCGAAGGCTTTGACTGTGCTTGTGGGTGATCCTGATTCGTCGCATGCGTTCATGCCGGCCGGCTTGGGGGTGTTCGTGAGCGCGTCGGTGGATTGGAGCGTGTGGTGTGACGCGCAGGGCAATGTGTCGGATGCCGGCAGTGGGTGGAGTGCGGTTGGTGTGACGGTGCGTTTCACTCCGAACCGTGTGAAGCAGGATGCTGGGGGGACGGTGGGTGAAGCGTCCACGAGCGTGACCGTGCTGGTGCGTGACCCGTCTTCCGGGTCGGCGCGTGTGGTTGATTGGGGTGCGTTGGGCGTGGTGAAGGGTTTGCATGAGTATGGCGAGGCTTTGGATGCGGGTGTCGTGTCGGATGCGAGCATGCCATCCGCGTCCGCGTCCGTGTCCACGGCGTCGTCTGATGTGGATTCGTTGGATTGAAGGGAGGTGATGGCGTTGGCTGCGAAACGTGATGATGATGGGCGGCGTGACCATGCAGGCATGGGAATGGGCGACTGGTTGGATGAGAACGGTACGCTCATCGGTTTCCTGATCGGCGTGGGTTTTCTCATCGCCGTGCTGATCGCAATAGTGCAGATGATTCTCGCTTGAAAGAAAAGGAAAACGGACGGCATCGAAGGGGGTGCTGCCGTCCGTTGTGTGGAACCGGGGCACGGGGGTTGATCGAAGGGTGGTGCGTGTCCCGGTGGTTTTCAGTATACGCGCGGGTGTGATGACACGCCCGACGGATTGAAGAACGGCACGACCGGACGAAATGGGTCTGGTTGTGCCGTTCTGTCATTGCACTGTCCTGCCGGGACGGGGGGAGGAGAAAAAACTGAGAGACCCGTGCCAGTTGGTGGCGTGTCCCGGCTGGTTTCGAGCATACCATGCGCGGGCGAGCCGACACAACCCACGACGGTAATGTTGTACACAGAACACTGCAATCATTCACACGAAAGGCAGGCTTCGGATGGCTGGAAGAGGACACGGCAACGGGAACGCATGGCAGGTCGTCATGGGCGTCATCTGCATCGTATGCGCTTTGGCGGCGATCGCCGGCAGTGGTGCGGGCGGCCAGGCGCTGTCCATCCTCGGAATGCATGATGCGAGCATACCCGGCATGCATGCGGGCGTGCAGGCGAGCGGCACACCAAGCGGACTGCCTGAGGCGAGTGCGGATGCGAAGGCGAGCGAAACACCATCACCGTTATGGGGGGACGCCGGGCCGTTGCCTGGCATCCCATCCCAACCATCCCTACCGTTATCATCGCAAGAGCAGTCATCAGCAGCATCGCAAGGACAAGCACAATCCACACAACCGGAAGACAATGCGATTCCCACCGCCGCGTCAAGCCCCGTATCCTACACGGACGCGCTCAGAATGGCACAAGCGGCGACCATCACCACGCCTCACACGGACGGATACGACCGTGACAGCATGTTCGGCGGATGGGCGAAAACCCGTAACCAGTGCGGCGACGGGGGAAACACGCGCGACCTCATCCTCGCACGCGATTTGAAGGACGTCGCATGGTCGAAAACAGGATGCCACGTGCAATCCGGCATGTTGAACGACCCGTACACGGGCGCGCAGATCCGGTTCACGCGCGGCAAGTCCACGAGCGCGGCAATCCAAATCGACCATGTGGTCGCATTGCAGGATGCGTGGGCGTCCGGCGCATGGCAGTGGACCCAGGAACAGCGTGTCGCGTATGCGAACAGCCCGGACGTGCTCCTGGCGGTGAACGGTCCGGCGAATGAAGCGAAAGGCAGTGGCGTCGCAAGCCTTGCCAGGGGGAAAGCGGACGCGGACAGGAAAGCGTGGAATGGCGAGGTGTGGATGCCGTCGAACACGGCGTATCAGTGTGATTACATGGCGAAACGCGCGTGGATTAAGAACACGTATGGGTTGAGCATGACGGAAAGGGAGAAGTCGCAGACGGTCAGCGTGTTGGAAGCATGCTCGGCAAAAAACTAAACCAGGCGCATTAAAACCCGGCTTCCCAACGTGTGGAGGACTGTGCGACACGCCCGGGGCAGACAGCACACCCCACGCGCATAAAATCAAAACCACACACAGTCAACCAGAAAGGCAGACAAATGGACTACGACACATACGACCGGCTGGACGACATCATGCAACAGCGTTACGGCGTGGGCTTCAACCCCGACACCGAGGAAGACACCATGCGTTTCTTCACGCGCCTCGCCGACCAGTTCGGGGAAGATGAGCTGATCACCGCATGGGGCATGGCATGCGCACAGTACGCCGACCCCATCGCGGCTTTCAGCAAGGTGAAGGGCATCCTGCTCAACCGTCGCCGCTTCACGTCCTTCATTGCCCACTAGACCGGGACACTGATCGTCACACCGAAAGAAAAAGGCAGACACATGGATGACATCAGATTCATATTCGGCAGCACCGTGACCCAACGCATCGGGCAGGTCAAACAACCCAGGGGAGGGTACCTCAGGCCGAAGGATTTCAACTTCACGCAACTCGACGGAGGAGGCATCGACGACCTCAACCCCAAGGAAAACATCTCACCGGCCCTTGTCGGCATGACAGTCGACTACCTGACCCGATACGCCACCGGCACGGACCCCAGACAGGCGTTCGCAATCCCGGGACGCGGCGCACACGTCCTCCACGAGGAAGACACCTACGAGAGCCTTCTGACGCAGATCGACGGACTGTCGGACACGTCAATCACCGCCGCATGCAAACTGGCAGGCTTCGACTCCGCGTTCCGCGCCGGACCCCTCGCATACCGCCCGGTCGACGAAATCCAACCCGACAAGCCAACCATCGGGAACATACGCACCATGGTCGGCAGATCCACGGACTTCTTCAAACAATACGGGCCGAAGACACTGGACGGCCTGACCTTCGACGGAGGCTACACGCCGACGGTCTGCGCGGGCGACGGCGACTTCATGACCGCCGACACGCTCTGGGAGTTCAAGGTCTCCAAGAACAAGCCCACGGCCAAGTGGACGTTGCAGCTCCTCATGTACTGGCGCATGGGACTCCATTCGAAATACGCCGACGAATACCGGCGCGTCCGGTACCTTGGCATCTTCAATCCCAGGTTGAACAACGTCTACCGGCTTGAAGTGGGATCGATCCCTGCGGAGACGGTCGAGAAGGTCGAGACGGAAATCATCGGCTACTGAGGCGTGCGTGGACAACGCCTAGGCGATGGGAGGCTTGGCGTTGTCCGCGATGCGTTTGGCGTCGAGGACGGCTTGCACGGGCGTGCGCCCGTGTCCGCGTATCCAGCGTGGCTCGTTGAGCGGCGGTTCGATGATGCGCATCCCGTATGCGAAATCGTCTCCCGCATCCTCCGGGCGTTCCACATGGGAGAGCATGTCCGCCGCGTGGTCGATGTCGGTTCCGAGCCTGTCGGAGAGCATGCGCTCGGGCTGGGGGTCGTTCAGGCGTATCGCGTCCGTGATGGCCGTGAGGGTGTCCGCGCCTTCGCCTATGGCGTCGCCCAACAGGACATGCCGCGTGTCGGACTTGTCCGTGTGTTCGATGATGCGGGTGCCGATGGCCGCATGCCACACGTCCCACGGCGTGCAGTGGAGCGTCATGACGGCTGTCTGGATTGCGGGGCGGAGCGTGCCGTGGAGGTTGCCGAGTGCGCCTTTGACGCTTTTGGACGTGTCGGTGATGGTTCCGACGGTCGCCTCGTACATGTCGCCGCGTCGGGTCACGCACGTGTCCGTGAGCAGTCGCGCCTGTTCGGGGGTGATGTCGAGTTCGCGGGCGATGGTGCATGTGACTGTCAGGTAGAGGGTGATGGCCTGTTCGGGCGTGTCTCCGTCCCATGTGATGACGGTTTCCGGCGTTTGCGGGTAGCCGGGTTCTGGTTCGTACGCGTAGTGTGCGAGGCCGTCCGGTTCTTCGATGGTGTGTACGTGCCGGGTGAGGCGGCGCGCTTCGGTGATGGTGATGTGGTGGGCGCGTGCGAGGCCGCGTACCGTCTGTGTGAGCCATTCCTCGGCTTCGGTGGGGTAGTTTGCTGTCGTGTAGGGGTTTGATGCCATTCGTTTTTCCTTTCTCGGGGTTGCAACGGTGAGGCGCGGGCGGCTGTCGTGTCCGTCCGCAATGCCGTTCGACCTTTCGCACGGCGTTTTGCTGCTACTATCATGCGCCGGCATCCGCACACTGTCAAAACGCCGACATCCGGGCTTGATACCAATGTTTTCGCCCGACTGGCAGCGGGCAATACGACAAGTGTCGAAACTCCTTCTATAATCTAGAGTGACAAAACACCGGACTATAGTAGAAAGAACACCATCATGACTCCCGTCCGACACTCCTACGACGTGCAAATCGCACAAAGAATCAGCGTCAACGCCGCACTCATCATCGACTACATCGCCGCACAATGCGACGTGAACGCCGCCAACAAAACCGACGGCGCCTACCACTACGGCCAATGGTGGATGCGTTGCACGCTTGAAGAATTCAACGCCGTCTACCCCGAACTCACCGACCGCATGATCCGCGGCGCCATAAGCAAACTCAAGGAAGCGGAACTCATCTTCGTCGACAATTTCAACATCCCAAGCCGGTACAGGCACTACGACCGCACGCACTGGTACACGCTCAGCCAGAAAGGCCGGGACCTCATGCAAGGGGAAACCGAATGATCCAGGGAATCCCCGTACAACCGCAAACGCTTCCGATTCATCAAGGAGGATACCGATGAGGTACACGATTGAAGGCTTCGACCAAGACGAAGCCATGAAACTGCGGAAAACAATCATCGAGAACGGCAAGTCCAAGACAATCGGCTTGGACTGCACAGACCTGGTGCTTCTCCGCTGGTTCGTTGACTTTTTCCCCGTGATGACGAAAGTCACGATTGAGGGTGTCCAATACGCTTGGGTGAACTATCAGTCTGTCATCGATGATGTGCCGCTTCTAGGTTTGGGCAAGCGGTCGCTGTTTGACAGGCTTAGGAAAATGTCGCAGCTTGGCGTGCTGGATCATAGGACGGTCAGGAGAGGCGGGACGTTCTCATACTACGGTTTTGGGGAAAACTACGACCTGCTGGTTCGGAAGTGTGATGCATGCCATGTGCAGGATAATGCAGACCCTATGAAGCAAACTTCTGACCCTATGAAGCAAACTTCCGACCCTATGAAGCAAACTTCCGACCCTATGAAGCAAACTTCCGAGGGTATGAAGCAAACTTCCGACCCTACGAAGCAAACTTCCGAAGGTACGAAGCAAACTTCCGAAGGTACGAAGCAAACTTCCGAAGGGTATGAAGCAAACTTCCGAGGGGGTATGAAGCTAGCTTCCGAACAAAATAATTCTTCTATTAAATACAATCCTTCTACTAAACCAATTCATATAGAGGGGGGAGCAAAGCGCAAGCGCTTCGTCCCACCCACCATCGAGGAAGTCAGAGCATACTGCAACGAAAGGAACAACTCAGTAGATGCGCAGAAATTCCTCGACTACTACGAGATGACCGGATGGCACACCAAAGGCGGTGCAACCATCAAGGATTGGAAGGCTTGCATCCGAACCTGGGAAAGGAACACCCGCAGTGATCGGACGCACACACCGCAACGGCAGAAGCCGATGAGCGAAGAGACACGCAAGACCATCGCAGCGCTCGAAGAGTTCACGTTCTAAGGGGGAGAAACGATGAGGGAAGCCGACAGCATCATCAGCCGTATCATCGCCACGGCAGAAGCGGGGAACGCCAGGAAACCGGAGGATTACATGGGCGACGACGGCCTGCTTCACTGCGGCACCTGCCGGAAACCCAAGCAATGCCGGGTGACCGACTGGCTCGGAAGCGGAACGGACAAGGTCCTTCCCTCCGCCTGCGAATGCGCCTTGGAGGAGCGGCGGCGCTTCGAGGAGCGTATGAAGGCGGAGGAACGCCGGCGCACGCTCGACAGGATGCGCCGCACGGGATTCCCCGACGCGGAGATGCGCAAATGGACGTTCGCGCAGGATGACGGCGGGAACGATCGCATCATGGAGGTCGCCCACAGGTACGTGGACAACTTCGATTCGATGCGGGAGAACGGCTCCGGCCTGCTTGTCTACGGTGACGTGGGTTGCGGCAAGAGCTTCATGGCGGCGTGCATCGCCAACGAATTGATCGATCGCGGCACTCCGTGCATGATGACGAATTTCACGCGCATCGTCAACCGGCTGCAGGAGCGTTTCGACGGGAGGCAGAAGTACATCGACAACCTCAATCGCTTCGACCTGCTGGTGATTGACGATCTTGCCGCCGAACGGGACAGCGACTACATGTGGGAGCAGGTGATGGCGGTCATCGACGCGAGATACCGTTCCGGCCTGCCTCTCATCGTGACCACGAATCTGACTGCCAGCGAACTGTCCGACAACGAGGATATGCGCAAGCGTCGGGTTTACAGCCGTCTCAAGGAGATGTGCATCCCCCTGCGCATGACGGGCGAGGACAGGCGCAACGGCAAGATGCGGCAGAAGATGGACGTGGCGCGCGGCTTGCTCGGCTTGTGAACGCGGGAAGCGTCTGAACGCCCCTAGGACGCGCGAACAGCCTTGACCCTAACAAGTACTAGGGTCAGCCGTGAAAACCGCGTGAAGGTGCCTTGGAACGCCTTACAGAGGGTGTTCCGGCAATCCGCTCAACGTTGGGACGCAAGCACACGTTGGAAATCCAACACCACCTGCACCGTCACACCCAGCTCGCACGCCATCGGAAACACCTTGCCGCCCGTCAACGCCTCCGCACTCGCATACGCAGCCGCATCCACCAGCAGGCAAGCCGTCTCCCGCCTCGCACGCGCCTCCTCACGGCACACCACGCCCGGCGAACACCCACGGTCACCGTAAGACCAATGCACAAGCTCATGCACCAGAGCGCACCGTTTCTGCCAGTCGCGCATCCCCGCATCCACCAATACAAGCCCTGACTTTTCGTCGTACAAGCCGCACACGCCGTCAGGCAAGCGCATCTCCACGACGCGCACCACGCCGTCGCACGCTTCGAGCATCCGCTCCCAGTCCATCGACCCGTACACGGGAATGCGTCTCACCGTCCCTCGCCCCCAGACGCTTCCACGTTTTTCAACGGATCACGGTTCGCAGCGATCGTCAGGTCGCCCGCTTCGAAACGCCGGACGACGGTCTGCGCATCCTCCAAATCCGATTTGTGGCGTGCAGCCTCCAACCTGCGGGCCACTTCGCCCAGGAGCACGCCGTCGTCCACGCTTGCGAGCACCCCGGCCGACTCCTTGCCGGGGATCAGGTCCTCCCATTCCAAGCCCAAGGCACCTGCGACGGCGAGTACCTCATGCCATAGGGGCGCGCCTTTGTGGCAGGCGAGCATGTCTCGCAGCCTGCCGTAGGACATGCCAGCGAGGGCGGCGAGCGTGTGCACGGACAGTCCGCTGCGATGCCGTGCGTCGTCCAACAGTCGGATGATCCGGGTGTCGTCCTCGTTCCAATGAGTCTCCGTCTTCATGCGTTCATTTTCGTCTTTGTGTGGGGGATGAGTCAAAACGCGACACGCTGGTGTTTGCGCCAGACCATGTGATGGACGTAACCTCACGCATGTCGCATACGCGACCAGTCGGACGCGCGGACGCGACATGTGTGCGACACGCCGCACACGCGGCCAAGAACATGACATAATAACCAGGTCAAGAGAAAACAACCGAAAGGACACAAGCATGGACACCAACACCCATGAGCAGACGAACACCACGAGCAGCGCGAAGCACGACGACACGCGCATCATCACCCGACACGGAACAGTCCGCGTCACCGTCCAGCCCATCACGGACGGCGACTAGCGTGCCGCCAATCCTCGAACGCCAGCCCGACGGCACGTTCGCCATCCGCATGGACGGCATCACATGGCGTGGACTCGACGCGCTCGGCGCATACGGCGTGCTCACCGGCCTGCAGGCGAACGGGCGCACCATCCGCCCCGGACAGGCGGAACGCCTCCTCGACACCGTGCGCGCCCGCTGAAACGCCCGTTGCCGGGCATGCAGGACGCTATATTGGAAACAGAATCGCATACAGTCAACACGCCCCCAAGGGGGCCTGTCATCGGAGGGAGCGGCGGAGTGCAGGAAGCCACGCAGGAAGCCATTCGGAAAACCATCGCAGCGACATTGGCTGCTGTCGGCGTGAGCGTGGGGACCGGCATGCTCCTCACGGGCGTCGCGTCGGCGCAGCAGACGCAGGGGCAGGAGGCTGGGACGCCCGCCGTTTCCCAGTCCGCGTCACCGTCCGAAACCGCATCACCGTCGGACCAGCCGTCCGACGAGCAGTCCGAAACCGCATCACCGTCGGACCAGCCGTCCGACGAGCCGGCCATCACATGGCAGGCCGACATTGACGGCACCCCCATCCCCCTCACCATGAACGACGACGGCGTTCTCACCGCCACACACAACACCACCACGCCGCCGCCCGCAAGCATCACCGCCACCAGCAGCGACGGCACCAGCATCACCCTCACCGAACCCACGCAATACGACACGATTGACGACACCGGCACGCCCGGAACCGTCCGCCACACCGCGACCCTCGACTACACGGCCGACGCAAGCGGCACACAGCCAGCCATCCGCATCACCATCAACGCCGAATGGACCGCCGGCACACCCCTCACCGTCACCAGCGGCGACGGACACGCCAACGGTTTCACCAGCACCGGCCCCGACACAGCCGAAACCACACTCACCCTCACGGACCCCACGACGAAAACCATCACCCTATCCGACGGCACCACACTGCCCGTCGAATGGCAGGACACGCCCACCCTCACACCCAACCCCGACGGCAACGGTCTCACCCTCACCCACACGGGCACCGCCACAGGCGACACGTCGAGCGTCGACGGACACCAATGGCGCGTCACCGTCCACACCACCAGCAGCACCCTCCAGACATGGACCGCCCACATCGACGGACAGGACACCCATACCAGCACCCTGCCCGACGGCACGCAGACACTCACCACAAGCCTCAGCCACCAGGCGCCCGACACCATCACCATGACAAGCAGCGACGGACGCACCCTCACCCTGCCCGGCACCACCACCGGCATGAGCATCACAGACACCGGCATCCTCGGCGTCACACGCATCCAAGCCATCACCCGGTACACCATGCCCGCCGACCCTGCGGACGGCACGCCCGGCATCGACATCAGCATCCCCTGGACGCAAACCCAAGGCGATGAAACCCTCCTCAACCTGTCCGACGGCAGCAGCATGAGCCTGACCGGCACCGGGACCGACGAAACCTACACGGCGGAAACCACCACCACCCTCGACGACAGCAACAAACCCGCCATCCAGACCCTCACATTGAGCGACGGCACCAGCATGCCCATCGAATGGCAAGGCACACCGCAAGCCACCACGCGCACCGTCACCAACCCCGACGGTAGCACAAGCACCATCACATACATGACGCTCCAAGGCACCGCCGACACCACTCTCACCAGCCGTGCGCCCGACGGGCAGACCCTCAGCCAGCATGCGCACATCACCATCTGGGCGAGCCGCGCACAAGACATGCACTTCACCCTCCTCAACGTGAAGACCACCAGCCCGCAAGGCGAAACAAGCAGCATCCCCCTACCCTCCGACCATGGGACCAGCATCACCCTCACCCTCCCGCACGCGCAACTCACCAACACGTTCACCCTCGAAACCGAACATGGCGTGGACGCCACCGTCAGCCCCATCACGCAGACACTCAACACGGACGGCAGCCGCACCCTCGGCATCACCGCGAACAACACCACGTGGACCGTCACGCTCCGATTCCAAGCAGCCGACATCCAAGCCGACAGCCCCGCCAAGCTCACCGGCATCCACGTGCAAGCGGACGGCAGTCACGCCACCGGACCCCTCATCGACAACTGGGACCCCAACCGCCTCTCCTACACGCTCACCATCGGGGAAAACCAGCCAAGCCCGTACATCCTCCCCACGTACGATCCCTCGCAGGTGACCGTCACGCCGCTCGGCGTCACCAAGACAGCGGATTCGACCAGCATGGAATGGAAAGTCACGAGCCCCGCCACGGGCGAGACACGCACCTACCGTGTGACCGTAATCCGCCAGCATGCATGGAAGACAGCCGTCGAAACGTTCACGCCAGTCGATCCGAAAGCCATCACACCCGACACAACGCCCTTGGACAGCAAGGACACCACGTTGGAAAGCGTCGGTTGGACAGCCGTGGACGGCACATACACGCCCATGCAAGGCGACTCATGGCAGATCCCCGAAGGCGGCGTGTTCGCATACAAGGCGAAAACCGGACAGACAGTCAGCGTCAGCAGCCGCCGCACCACCGGCATGACGTTCGAATACACGCTCACCGTCCTGCCAGAAGACCATTCGCAGCCCGTCGGACAGCATACGGTCACCGTCACGTACATCACCGCGAAAACACACGAAGCTCTCTTGCAGGGGCTGTCGGTGAACGGACGAACCATCAACGGTTTCGACCCCGGCAAGCATGAGTACACGGTCAACGTGAACGACACGGACAAGTGGACGCTCGACGCCCTGTACGACAAGACCACGGGAATGACCGTCAGCGTCAGCAAGACAGGGCAGACAGCGACCGTCACCGTCACCAGCGGCGACGGACTCACCAAGACCGTGTACACGGTGCACGCCGACAAAAACCCCCTGCCCCTGCCCACTGATGGTATGGGCGGCACGATCGGCATGGGCGGCAGCACGCTCGCCAGCACGGGCAGCATGATCCGCGGCATTCTCATCGGCATGCTCGGCATGCTCGGCATGGGCGTCGGCCTGCGTACGGGCGCCCACCGCATGCGCGGCATGCGGCACACGGCACGACAGGATTAAGGAGGAGACGGGTTTGAAACACGCAGACACACTATTGCACGGGCAGAGACTGGCCGCGTTCACGATCACGATCGCACTCATCCTGGCGAGCATCCTCACAGCAAGCGGCCTGTTCGTGCTCGCACAATCACGGGATTCGGGTGACGGCATGCCGGTCATCGGCACGCTTCCCGACGGCGAGCAGGGGAGCACGGTCACCATCCGCCCCGCGTTGGACGACGAGACGCTCATCGGACAGACCACGTCATTCTGGACGCTCACACCTGACGTGGCGCGTGACGCGCTCACGGACGCTGGACTGCCCGCATCATCGGATCCTGTAAGCCAGCTCACCAGCATGGTGAAATCCACGGGGGATGCGAGCCTCGCCATGCGCATCCTGTCAGGCGTGTACGCGCGGGTGACGGACGGGTCGCATGATCCCGTGGGCGTGTTCAAGGGCGAAGGGTCGGCGCGCATCATGGACGGCGTGTATTTCGCCGCGAACACGCAGGGCACGATGAGCGTGTTCCATACGCCCGACACCCTGTACATGGCCGGATTGGTGGATACGGGGCATGTGACGGAGCAGGATGCCGTGGAAGCACAACAGCAGTTGGTCACGCCCGACACCACGGATAATGCGGATAATATGACGGCTGGTGATACTAGCGTGAATGCCACGCCGTCCGATACGACGGCGGACGCAGTGTTCGCTCCGGCCGTGCTCAGGGCTGCTCCCACGGGCACGGCACGCAACGCTGGATACGACAACAACGATCTTTACAACAACAACAATCCGAATAGCACGTTTGGCGTGTACCCCGATCCCACGCTCGGGGATATAGCGCAGACGAACTCATGGACCTTCGGGGCGACCGACAACGGCATGCGCGTCACGTGCATCGAAGGCAAAGCGCAAGGACCAACAAGGGAAGGCGAAAGGTACAGGGGCGAAACGATCATCCCCAACAAAACAAAACTCCCTACTGATGGAAGCATCATCAGGCAAGATAAATTCGATCATGCAAGGAACACCCTGTATTGGGGGTACGGCGGCCCCGGCTACACGTGGTCGGCGAGACTGGCCGGCAGGAATGGTGTGCCTGAGCTTCAGGAGCTTGTGGAAGGCAATTTCACGTTTCACAATGGCCGGACTACGGACGGCGTTGACCATGATGCCAATTGGTGGAAGAAGTGGTTCATGTCATTCGTCACGCATTACATGGCTGTCAGCATCATGAACCCGAATAACGTGGAGGAGCCAACCTCACAAGTTAATTTCCTCGCCGATGGTATGCCCGTCCACGCGAAACATGGGGAATCCTCATGGAGTGCGGTGTTTAACTGGTTCGCAGACCTGACGAATGGCAGGATGTTCAACAACGGCCCTGACAATGACGCCAATCACATGGAACTCGTCCTGCTCCGCCCCGCAGACATCGACAACCAAGGACACCAGATCCTGCTTGGCTGGAGGTACCACAACTACAACCTCACCATCAGCACGCAAACCTGGGCATCCCCCGTCACATGGGACAGGACCGGCAAGGAATCTGCAAAACCGGACACCACGGACAAGAACGCCAAATACGGGGAGAACAAACCCTGCGCCACCAGCCAGGCGGCCGACGGGACATGGACAAGCAACAGCGACTGCTTCCACTTCTACGAATCGGTCCATGACGCCATCACCATCACCGCTACGGGCGCGAGTGACAAACCCAACGACCATTGGATTATCACGGTGTGGTTCAACATGCTCACGCCGAACGGCAAGGACACCAAGGCCGGCAGAGAAGGCACGCATTACAGCATGGCACTGGACTCGATAGACTTCAGCGAGAAAATCAGCGCCGCTGCTGAAATCAACGGCAAACCCAATCCAAGCCACTCGTATACGCTCAATTCAAGCGACGTCAAACCAAGCGAGGTGATAAAGAAAGGCAACCCGAACCTACGCGACGACTACGGCCACCCGTACAACGAAAACGAGGAAGGGCATTGGCCCAGGAACTCGAAGTTCTGGTTCGATGTGACCCTGGGACCGAAGGAAGGTGCGACCGTCTACGGTAGCGCTGATTCGTTGCATGAAGGCGCCAGCCGCGACCCTAAAGAGGGGGTCACGAAGAAGGTCACGCTCAAGGACCCCGTGGAGGCGTTTTCCACTCCCGGTACCCGTCTTGGTTTGAAGACGGAGTTCCGTTCGGATTCCGGCAGGAAGGACAAGGACGGGGGAACGGTCTGGGACAAAGGGAAGGCTCCCGCATTGGGCAAGTCGCAGCCTGTCCTCGACCACCTGCGCATCAACCCGTTGGATAGCGTCCTGTCGGGCGGCCGGCTGGACTGTGAGTTCACGTTGAAGTATTCGCCCACGGGTTACGGTCAGGACGTGCGGGCGTCCAAGACGCTGGACAAGGCCGAACCGATCAACGGCACATGGCTGCAGGGCGAGGATCATGAGACGGATTCCCCGCAGTTCACACCCACAGACCTGGGCATGAAAGCGTGGATGCCGGGCTACTACTGGTTCGACGTGACGGTGACGCGTGCGAGTGTCGCAACGGCACCGGGGTTGAGCGGCGACTCGTACACGCATGCGGGTTGGGATGCTGTGAAGAAGCAGCCTGACCCGAAGGAAAGCTTCCGGCTTTACCCAACTGCGGTTCGTTTCACGCCATCCATCACGTCGCAGACGGTCGACGCGAACGGCAAGACCCTAGGCAACACCACGCGCCTCCACGATGGCAAACCCAGCAAAGACACGCTCACTGTCCGCGTGAAAAGCACCACACCCGCGCCCAGCATCACGCTCAGCAACCTCACGTTGACTGCGCACGGCACGCTCTACTGGTCGAAGACCCCAGGCACGGACGGCACCCGGCCTGCAGACGCGAAAGAAGTGGCCCAGCTCACGCCGCAGAACATCCCCCTCACGAACTGCACGCAGGATTCGCAGGGCATCGTATCCTGCTCGGGAAGCGCCACGTACAACCCCGCATCCGACCCCAAGGCCAAGGGACTGGAAGGATTCGGATCCGGCTACTACACGTATATGTGGCACCTCGACAGCAGCGATTACACGAACAAGACGATGGATATCGTGTTCAATGCCGGTGGGAATCCCCAGCACGTCAAGGAAAACGTCCTCAACATGCTTGAATTCAAGAGCCGCTACATCAGTGATGGTTGGCGGCCGGCGCGCGAACAAACCCAACAGGACGCGCAATGGACCCTCAACATCACCAAGACCACATGCATCGGCAACAACACCACCGCATGCACATGGAACACGAAACAACCCATCCAAGGCGCCAAACTCACCCTCACCGAAACCGACGCCAGCTGGAAACCCAAGAAAAACGGACAAACCATCACCCTCACCACCGGCAAGGACGGCAAGGCGAACACCGGCATCCAGCGCATCGGCAGCGGCGAAACCCGCTACTACACGCTCACCGAAACCAGCGTGCCCAAACCCTACGCGAAACCCCGCAACGGCGCATGGCACGTGACCGTCACCCAGACCCCCGGAACCCGGGGCGCGCACATCACCATGCAAGCCACGGGCGACGCACTCCAAAACGGCACGCCCCACGCAGCCAGCGGCACCCTCACCGCGAACACCGCGACAGGCGTGCAAAACCAAGCCGAGGCATGGACGGCGGAAATCGGAAACCTCCGGCCCACGCTCACCATGCCACCCCAGACCGGGTGGACGCATGACGCGGGACGCCTCCTCGCCATCGGCATCATCACCACAATCGTGACGGGCATGGGAATCGCGTTCGCCCTGCACCGCCGCCACACCCATGCGACGAACATGGGACGGCACGAAGCATGAACGCACCATCAGAAGATCAAGGAGAACACATGCCCATCTCAAGGCAAATGTTCACACGGGTCATGGCAAGCGCCGTGACCATGGCATGCCTCGCCACGCCATTCGCTTTCACGCGCACCGCGTGGGCGGCGGAACAGACCCGTGCGAGCAGTCAGAATCCCGTCGGCGCAACCGCCACCGAAAACCTCGTGCAAGGCAATACGCTCGACATCATGGTCAACGCCGCCGGATCGCAGGAAGGCGGTTGGAACACGCTCGAAGGCAGGCAGCTCACCGCATACAAGCTCGCCGATTACGTGGACGGAACGTTCCATAACACGGGCGACAAGCAGGCGGACGGTGTCGCCGTCGACACACCCGATGCGCTCCGCACGCACCTCGACCGTGTGCTCGCCAAAACCACCAGCGTCAAGGACGGCAAGGTCGAGAACCTGCCCGGCTGGGAGGACGCGGGACGCGACCCCATCGCGTGGATGGGCGGCTTCCAGCAGGCCACCGGCAAGAACGACCAGGCGGCAGGCACATGGGGATACGGTTGGAACGAAAGCGGCTACCAGAAGGACGGCGTGAACAGCCCCGGCAAAGCGCTCGTCGGCAGCGTGCGTGAATTCTCCGACAACCTCCTCATCGATTCCGCTGCGTTGAACGCCGTCAAGACCCAACCCCACTCCCAGACCGTCACATGCACGCACGCCGCCACCTGCAAGGTGACCGTGCCCAGCACAGGCGTGTACCTTATCATCGACAGTGGCGCGGGACTCGACAAAACCTACAAGAGCCCGAAGAAGGATGCGAACGGCAACGCTTGCGTCACCAAGAAGAACATCCTCTCCAGCCAGTCGATGATCGTGCCCACTCAGGCGGACGCGAAGGACAAGGCCGCAGGCACCACGGACGGCACGCGCCTCGGTTCCGTCGGCAAGCTCGGCGTCATCACCATCAAGAACCAGGCGGGCGAGGACGTGGAGCCATGCGGACAGGCTAAGTCACTCGACGGAAGCAAGCCAGAAGGAATGGACGCGAATGATCACGGTAGCGACGTTGGCGACACCATCCCGTACATCGTGCATTACGACGTGCCCGACCTGAGCAAGTACAAGAACGCTCTCGACAACAAGGACAAGTGGGTGTACACATACCGTGTCATTGATACGACCAGCAAAGGCTTGAGGATCAACGACGGCACGCTCTCCATCACCATCCCCGGCACGTATGGCAACACTGTGACCATCAACCCCACCAAGGTCGACAAGCTTCCCGATGTATGGACGGACGTGACTAAGTCCACGGGCGACGGTCAGCCGAATGAACCCGACGCATGGTATGCAGTCGAACACGATTACCTCGGTAACAAGGATGCGACGCATCTCGTCATCGGCTTGGGACGTTGGCTCGTTAAGAACTACGGTGAGATTCGCGGCACGGACAACACGCACACCCTCTACCAGCATGAGATGACCATCAAGTACACGGCGACAGTCACGCCCGCCGCCCTCGAAAACGGCAACAAGGTGTGGAACGACAATTACGTGAAGTACTCCGACCTGACGAACTCGGGCACCACGTTCGACACGCCGCACACGAAGATCAAGCAATGGCTGTACGACATCGACCTGACGAAGAAGAGCAGCACCAGCCTCGCCGGCCTTCAAGGCGCGAAGTTCACAGTTACGTACAAGCGTCTGGACTATGGCAACAATCAGCATAATACTGACATGAAGAAGGAAGATACGCCTCTCTCATGGGTCGAGCTTGGCAGCGGCACGGGTATATACCGTCTGGCGACCGCAGAGGATAAGACCGGCACCACAACGATCGTCAAGAGCGGCAAGGATGGCAAGCTTGGTTTGCACGGTGTGGACCTCGGCACGTACACGCTCACTGAAACCGAAGCATACCCGAACTACCGTAAGCTCCAGAAGTCGGAGAGAGTCATGGTGAACGCCACGTTCATCGACCACGGCTTTACGAGCGAAACCACGAAGGATGGGCATGTCATCGCAACGGACACGTATCCCGCCCACCAGACCGCCGCAGTGCTCACCATCACTCAGGAAAATCGGGTGCTCGGCCAGAGCATGTTCACGTTCAGCAAGGGCGTGAAGAAGGAAGGCCTGACGTTCCGCACATGGAGTGAGAACAAAAAGAATTTCGTCCCAGTGGACGAATCCGACAAAGCGCTGAAAGCCATCTGGGGTGCCCCGACCGACGCTAAAGGCAACGTGTACCCTGATGCGCAGGGTCTGATGCTCCAGACAAAGGACGGCGCGTATGTTGCGGATGACAAGACCAACTGGCTTGACATGCAGCTCACCTTGCGCAACCAGCCGAACAACGTGATGCTCGCCCAGACAGGCGCGCAGATCATGTTCGGCGTGACCGGCATGCTCGGCATCATCCTCGTCGGCACGGGCATCATCCTGCTCGTCCGCCGCCGCATGATGGAAAACCGCGCGTGACCATGATCGCCGCCGGAGGGAGCGGCAGGCCGGGGGCGGCATCGTGGGACAGGATCCTGCGCGCCGCCCCCGCGCATATGCGCCGCCGCAAACGATTGACACGCCTTACTGTGCTTGGTGTTGCGTGCAGTCTCATGGGCGCGCTGCTGCTCCTCATGCCCGCGCTCATCCTGTGCGCGCAAATGCCGCGCACGCCCCAGGCCGCCGGCGTGGAGTCCCTCGCACAGGACACGGACATGTTCGACCGTGCCAGCGCGTACGACAACAGGCTGCTCCAAGATCCGACGATAGCGACAGGAGAGGCGCCGGACCCGTTCACCGACAGCCCTCAACCCGCCTACGAGTCGGACACGGACTACCAGTCGCAGCTCGGCATGGGCGACTCAATGGCGAGCATCCGCATCCCCAAGATCGGCGTGGATCTGAACATCGGGCATGGTACGGGCGCGGGCACGCTCACGCATGGCGCGGGCCATGTGTACGGGACGACGCTTCCCGTGGGCGATCCGGGCAACAGTGTCATTGCAGCGCACCGTGGTCTGGGCGTGAGCCTCCTGTTCTACCGGTTGGGTGAGCTTGGCGTGGGGGACATGGTGTACACGCAGGCGGGCGCGAGGTCGGTCGCATGGCGTGTGGTGCGCATCCTGCGCGTGGATCCGGGCAGCATGCAGGAGCATGAGGCGTTGCAAGCGGACGCGTCGCATACCCTGCTGACCTTGTACACGTGCGATCCGCCGGGCTTGAACACAAGGCGTCTGCTGGTGGTGTGCGAGCGTGTGCCGTGGGTGGATGCTGTGAGCGTGCCCGGTCAGGTGGATTGGGGGCAGGGTGTGCTCGCGGGCGGTCTCGCGGGTGTGCTCGCATTGGGGTTCATGCTGGTGAGCGTGCGCGCGGGTGTGCCGATGAGGCACGCGCGACGCAGGTGAACAGGAACCCGCGTGCTTGCGATGGCGTGGGCGTGTGCACGATGCAGTCAGGTGACGATGGGGCGGTGCGCGCGTGGGCTGCGGGTTTGCGTGCGCACCATCTGCTGTGAAACAGGTGCCGACACACCCCTCTTCCCAAGACGGTTGGACCGGCGCATAATGGGAAAACAAGACGGAAGGGAGGACACTTCGATGCAACGACTCAACCCGACGGCCATAAGCGACTTCTACATCACCCTTGCGAACGCAGGGGATCCCGATGAAGACGACGGCATGACCAACCTCAAGCTCAACAAGCTCCTCTTCCTCACGCAAGCGGCAAGCCTCCAACGATACGGGCGCACATTGTTCGACACTCCCATCGAAGCATGGAAATACGGTCCCGTCGTCCGCCCCGTATACGAGAAATACAAGGAATACGGACGCGACAGCATACCCACCCCAAGGAGCGGATTCGACTGGAGGACGCTCGACCCGGACATCCTGAACCTGCTGTGCGACGTGTACGCCGCCTATGCCGTGGATTACACGGGGACCGGCCTGATGCGTCTCACGCACATGCCGGGCACACCATGGTCGGACGTGTACGAGCCGGGCGAGAACAGGACCATCAGCCCCCAGCGCATACTGCAATGGGTGTCGGTGCATCCATTGCGCACCAATACGCCGCCCATGCCGGAACGGATGGTGGAGCAGCCTTCCTTCACTCCGGATGGTGAGGTCATGCTGCCGGCCGATTGGATGGACGACTGACCGTGGATGGCATGCCGCGCGCATGGGATGTGTGGTTCTATCCGTTTCCATTCACGGAGGATCGGAAGTTGAGGAAAACACGACCGGTCGTCGTCAAATCCGTGTTGGGGGAGTCGTGCACCGTGTTGTATGTGACGTCCGTCGTGGAGAAGCAGGATTTCCCTGATTTTGTGTTGCTCCAGGAGTGGTGGAACGAGGGCTAGTTTCTGTTGTCTGCAACATGTTTAACCATACTTGTTTCTATCTGAAATGGATAGGTTTATATGGTATACTAGTAACCATGGGTAAGAAAGTGTCCATCGGTCGCGCCGCGCTCATTCTCGGAGTGAGCGTGAGCACGCTACGTCGCTGGGACGAGGAAGGCCGCTTGGTGGCCGAACGCACCAAAGGAGGGCAACGCCGCTACGACATGGACCAGCTCACCCATCAAACCGCACGACAGGCGGACGATACGCGCACAACCATCGCATACGCGCGCGTATCCAGCGCCGACCAGAAAAACGATTTAGAACGACAGCGCAACGTACTGGAACTGTACTGCGCGAAAAACGGGTGGCAATACGAACTCGTATCCGACATCGGTTCCGGCATGAACTACCACAAAAAAGGGCTGACGCGACTACTCGACGCCATCCTCGACGACCGGGTCGGCAGACTCGTCATCACCCACAAGGACAGACTGCTCAGATTCGGCGCGGAACTCATGTTCGCAGTATGCGAGGCAAAACACGTCGAGGTCGTCATCATCAACCAAGGCGACGAACAACGCTCGTTCGAAGAGGAACTGGCATCCGACGTGCTGGAGATCATCACCGTGTTCTCCGCGCGCATGTACGGGGCGCGCAGCCACAAAAGCCATAAGCTTATCGAAGAGATGACCAAGGCGGTGGACGATGCACAAAGCGCATAGAATCCGTCTGCAACCAAACAACACACAAGCCACGCATCTATGCAAGGCGTGCGGCATCGCACGGTTCGCGTACAACTGGGCGCTGGAACAATGGAACACGTGGTACGCCGCACGCCGACAGTGGCCGCTCATCGTGCTCCCTCCCAACGAAGCGACGTTGAGACGTGAGTTCAACAGGCGCAAACACACCGAATGGCCATGGGTCATGGAAGTCAGCAAATGCGTGCCGCAACTAGCAATCCGAGACAATCTCGCCGCCGCGTTCCGCAACATGTTCAACGGCACCGGCAAACATCCCAGATTCCACCGCAAAGGCGTGCATGATTCTTTCAAACTGTCCAACGACGCGTTCAAGGTGGACGGCCGTCGCTTGTACATCCCGAAACTCGGCTGGGTGCGCATGCGCGAACGTATCCGTTTCGACGGTCGTGTCCTGTCATGCACGGTCAGCCGCAAAGCCGACCACTGGTACGCGTCATTCACCGTCGATGTCGCGGACAAGTCCCGACCCGCGCAACCGTGTACTGCGGTCGGTGTCGATCTGGGCGTCAAAATGTTGGCCACACTGTCCACCGGCGAGAAAATCTCCTCCACGCTCGACGTGCATGCGTTCGACCGGAAACTACGCCGCCTACACCAACGGCTCTCCCGACAGCAGGGCGCGCGCAAAGGTGAACGCAAGAGCCGTAACTATCTGAAGACCTTGAAGCGACTGCAACGCGTGTACGAGCACATGGCGAACACGCGCGCGGACGACTTGCACAAGCTCACCACCCGCCTGTCCGACACGTATCGGATCATCGGGATCGAAAAGTTGAACACGCACGGGATGATGCGCAATCACCGGCTCGCCAAGCACATCGCCAACGCGTCCTTCTTCGAGTTCGCACGCCAACTTGACTACAAGCATCCGGTCGGCACAGTCAAAGCCGACCGATGGTATCCCAGCAGCAGACTGTGTTCGCAATGCCATACCCGATACGACGCCGAGAACCAAGGCCGTCCGTGGGGTCTGGATGTTCGTGAATGGGTTTGTGCCGCTTGTGGTGCCGTGCTTGACCGCGACGTCAACGCCGCGATCAATTTAAGAGACTACGCCGTGAGTTCCACGGTGTCAGCCTGTGGAGAGTTCTCCGCCTCTGCCGTCACACGTCATGCGTGTGACGGCAAGCAGCCTCGACGAAGCAGGAATAGGACGGCAAACCTACCTTCGGGCGGGAATGCATAAGTTCCTAAGAACGGTGGATGTGATTCATCGGCTTGGCCGGTTCGGCGTGGATTGAGCATACTGTCGTGTGTTTGGACAACCAACTACAGTGGTACTATATTTGATACCATGACAAGCGTCGGGAAAATCATCGAGAACATGCGACGGAACCCCAACGGGATACCGTTCCAAGACCTATGCAAGGTATGCGAACGGTATTTCGGAACACCACGGTGCAACGGAACCTCGCATCGCGTATACCATACGCCTTGGAAAGGCACCCCATACGTCAATATCCAACCTACTCACGACGGAATGAGCAAACCCTACCAAGTGAAACAGGTGCTCGACGCATTGGAGAAGAAAGGAGCATTCCGATGAACACCGTGGCACAATACGCCGATCATTACGCCTATCGCGTGCAATGGTCGGAGGAAGACGGGGAATACGTGGGAACGGTCGTGGAATTCCCGGGTCTCAGCTGGCTTTCACTGACACTGGGAGAAACACTCGACGGCATCCGTCGGGTTACGGGCGAATGCGTGGAGGACATGCTGGCGCACGGCGAACAGCCGCCGCAACCATTGTCCGACCGTTCGTATTCAGGGCGTTTCAACGTGCGTATCACGCCTGACGCGCATAGGCGGCTCGCGTTGGAAGCTCAGGAGGAGGGTGTGAGCCTGAACCATCTGGTTGCCGAACGCCTTGCTGTCTGACCGGTTTGGCGACAGCGGTTGCCTGAGGCGCGGTCGGACTAGCGGTTTTCGTGTTGTTTTGGCGGAACCCATGTCGCGTTCCGCCAATATCCTTGGAATGTTAGCGTTTCGGATACTGTCAAGTAAGCATGGTCATGCCAAGCTCGAAGCGCCATCGGACAGCCGCACAGGAACCAGGATGGTCAGCGAGTCGGGTGCATGCGATGTGCGCAGACGTTGGACACCCGGGGGACGCGCGCATTGCACATGCGGTGTGCGTTCGGTATGCTTTTCTTTTGATGAAGCCGGGCGTCGCCCGGTTCGCAGAAGCCGCTCGTCGGATTGGTCCGATGGAGCGGCTTCTGCGCATCTGGCGGAGGCGACCGAACCAAGGCAATGGTTTGGAATCCGGACCGTCGGGGAATGGATGCTTGCCGTCAGCGTGTTGCAAATGCCCGTATCCTATGAGACGGTTTCAGATTCTGAACGCTCGCATGCCGCAGAATCTGAAACGGTCCGGCTTTCTATGTCGGCGATGAGCGTTATCTCAACGACTTGCCGGATGAATATAGGAAAGCCACTGAATCGTGAGACATGGAATGTCGGCGGGAAAAGCAAGGGCTGCTGCAGCGACCCGGGAGAACCCCTTCTACAACTGGGTAGAGGAACTGATTCCAATTATGCCAACCGAACAGCATGAATTGTGTCGTGGGATGCGTGTGTTTGCAAGGGTTTCCACACGTTTTTTTGACAGCATGCGGTTTGCGGATAGTGTGGATTGTGACTAACGAATACGCGACGGGCATGTCGATACGCCCGTCGTGTGGAGAGAAAGGATCCCACAATGGGTGGAAGAACTGACAGCAGGGTGTTACGACCCCTGCGACTGGTGGCGTGCGTGCTCGCATGCGTGATGTGCATGGGGGTCATGCCCACGCCCAACGCTATGGCGGCGGAGGGGAACCCTTGGTCGGAGAACGAGAACCAGGATTGGCTGGCTGCGGACGCCGCTTACCAGAGGGCGAAGTCGGATTACCTGTCCGCGCGTTCGACTGCCGACAAGGCTGCGTTGGCGTCGGCTGGCAGCGTGGGCGCGTCCACCGCGTACATGGCGACGACGGAGGGCCACACGTCCCTCGGGTACTTCAAATCACGCGGCAATGGCGGGAAGAGCGCGGCGTACCGCGTGCTGACGGACCCGGACGTCACGCACCAGAAGTACCTCGACCATGTGCGCGTGGGCGATGACCGGGATGCGACGAGCTTCCGCATGGTGCGCTACGCCCTGAAGCATCTGGAGGAGTACGAGCACATCGCGTCCCATCACGGGGAGGTGCTGGTGTCGGATTCGCTGATGGCCGGCGAGGAGGTGAACGCCGACTGGGAGGCGTTCTGCAGGGCTGCCGACGCGGAGACCCAGAAGGCGAACAACAACTGTGGTCATACCGGTCAGTATAGCGGCGCCGAGATCAAAGTGACAAGTTCCGACACGCCCGACAAATCGCCCTACAAAATCCTCTATTACGACGAGAAGGACCTGTGGGAAAGCCTCCAGAAAGGCGAAGTGTCGCTTTCCGACATTCCCGACCCTTACAACATGCTCGGCCACTGGGGTGCGGTCGCAGACACCAACACCTACTCCACGGGCGCGGGCATCGCGAACAGCGCGGACGAAGGCTACGGGAACGACACCAATTTCGCGCAGGACTTCAGGAACAAGGGCGAGGAGTTCACCTCCGACCGTTGGACCGAGGTCACGGACGCACGCCCGGACACCTGTGACGTGCCGGGAGGACCCTACGAGGGGTGCAACCCCTACACGCTCGACGTGAACGACGGGCAGGGGCGCATCATGAGCCTCAAGGACTGGGAGGCCGACTTCGAGAAGTACGCCGCGCAGACCGACGACGCCGTGAAAAAGGTGAAGGCCTCCGACCCCAAGGCGAAGGCCGCGTTCGACGACATGGACGCGAAACGGAAGGCCGTGGACACGGCGAAAGCCGCCCGGGACAGGGTCGGCGGCGCCGAGTGGCTCACCGAGGTCAGGAGCGTGGATGCGCCTGAGGGCGTGTCGACGGTGCAGGGCGTGAAGCCGGTCCTGCCGGACACGGTGGGGGTGACGCTGAACAGCACGGCCGTGGAGAATCGCGGGGTTTCGTGGGATGCGGTTCCCGCGTCGTCGTATGCGAAGCCTGGCGTGTTCACGGTGCGTGGGCGTGTGGCCGGCTGGTCGGAGCCGGTGTCGGTGAGGGTGACGGTGACGGCCGCGTCCAAGCCTTCCAAGCCCAGCACGGAGCCTAGCAAGCCGAATACACAGCCGAGCACGCAACCATCCAAGCCGTCTGCTTCAAGCACGGCCACGATGTGGCGCCTGTACAATCCCAACAGCGGCGAACACTTCTACACGGGCAATGCGAAGGAACGCGACATGCTCGTCCGCATCGGTTGGAAAAGCGAGGGCGAAGGCTGGACGGCACCCACGTCAGGCGACCCCGTGTACCGTTTGTACAATCCGAACGCGGGCGACCACCATTACACGCTCAACCCCGGGGAGCGCGACATGCTCGTGAAGGCCGGCTGGACATACGAGGGCGTCGGCTGGCATTCGGCCACCGCATCCGACACGGATAGGAAGCCCTTGTACCGGCAGTACAATCCGAACGCTGTGGCGGGCGCGCACAATTACACGCTGTCCAAGGCGGAGAACGATCATCTGGCGCGCATAGGCTGGTGTGCCGAGGGGTTGGCTTGGTACGCCGTGTGAACACGCTTTCCTGTTAGCGTGTCGGGATGCCGGTCGGCTTGCATGCTGGCCGGCATCCTTTTTTGTCATTCATTGGGGTGTTTTGACAGTGCGTGGAAATCCACTAATGTTAATCATGCCAACAGGAAAGACAACACGACCAGAAGGACATGCCATGATCACCATCGACAACATCTACGATTTGCTCCACCTGCTCTTCAACGTGCTTGGAGACGAGTACAACGAGGAAGTCACCAACGGCGAATGCCTCAACGACACCATCAAGGTGACCAAGCAGGGTTCCACGAACGCGATGTACCTCGGCTTCGACAACGAGTGTCCGTCTGTCATCGACGCGACCGTGTGGGACGAGCCCGAAGGCTATCACGACCGCTACGATGACTGGCCTGTCAGCGAAGGCATCTATTGGGACTTGGAGGACGAGAAGCTCACGACCGAAACCATCGCAGCGGACATCGAAAAGCAGTTCTAGCCCATAGCGGCGGCGGCAACCGCTCAACCCGCCTTTAACCGAAAGGAATCGGAATGTTTGAGAAGAGCATGCACGTCAGCCAGACCGAAGCGGAATGGCGTGAAGCACACGAGAAAGCGAATGAATGGTGGCATTCGACCGAAGCCAAACTAGGCGCAGTCGAATGGCTCAAAGCTCACTATCCCGAGTCAACGTGGGACGACCCTGTGCATCATAGGAGCTTCCAAGTGGCTGTGTGCCGTCTGAACCTGACTGTCGCACACTATCGCGAGTACGGGCATCCTGACTTCACGTACGACGATTTGACGCCTGACGATCTGGCAGATGTGCTGTATTACGCGGGAGTCGAAAGCCCGCTTCTCGACCTCCCAACAGATTACAGTGACTTCTTTCGAACCGATTACCGAGACTGACTGAAAGTGAATGGAATGAAGCCGATAACAGAAGACATGGTGCTCAGCTGGCATGAGCACTGGTACGACAACCCCCTTAACCCGCCACTCACACCAAAGGAGACGAAATGAAAGACCCCGAGTGCCCACGCTGCGGCGCAGAAATGCACCACATTCACTGCAACGTTCTCGGATACGCCGACAACGGCCACATGTACGAGTGCACCGAGTGCGAATACCAGGATTACATCCCACCAACACACAAGGCTCCAACCCGTCGCACGTATGGCGGCGAAATCATCGGCTTGCGAGCCACGGACGATGGCGAGACAGTGCTACACGTCAAGCTCGACAATCCCGAGGAGAGCATCCGCCACTGTCACGTGCGCATCACCGAATGCGAGCAATCGTGAGAATCCACGATTACATCTCAGGCTCTTCCAAGTCCTACGCTGCTGGCAGGCGCAAGACCAAGGAGCAGACAGCCAAAGAGCAGCGCGAGGAAGCGAAACGCGAGGAATCCAGTGGAACCATGCCTTCAGAAGTCGAGAATCAATCGGAGGACGCGCAATGAACACTAAGGCAATGCAACAGTTGCGTGACGTTGAACCCGACCAGCACACCAAGCGCAAAATGAGGAAAGCCCGATACTATCAGGCTCACAAGGATGAAGTCCTTGCACGCAACAAGAGGTGGCGGGAAGCCCACAAGGAGCATGTGCGCGAATACCAGCGCGCATACCAAGCCGATGAGACGAACAAGGCGCGAAGGAGGCAGCGAATCCGCGAACGCATGGCGACGGAACCGGCTTACCGCGAGAAGACGCGGGAATGCAAGCGTGAGTGGGATGCTGCGAAACGTGCAAGTCTCGAAGCAGACCCTGAGAAACTCGAAGCCTTCCGCGCGAAAAAGCGAGCATTGGCAAAAGCGGCGTATGAACGCGAACGCCAGCGCATGGCTGATGACCCAGCCTTCGCTGATCAGGTGCGTGCCAAAAGACATGCAAAGTACATGAGGCATCGTGCGAGGATGTGATTCCTCCCCACGGCCAAGGCCGGGGGCACCCAACCGCGCCGCTCTGGTGGATTTGTTCAGGTTGACACGGGCGACGCGCAGGCGATTATCTTGCCGTCCGGCACCTCTTTTTTCCCGCATCCGTTAGGTTGTTTTGACAGTCCGCTGGAGCAGGGTAGTGTTGATGCTGTCACAAGGAAAGACAACACGACCGGAAGGACCTGCTATGACACGCATTGATCCCACTCTTGTATACGCGAGCCTGGAAGTCTCCAGCGACAGTGATCAGACGCTCCATTTCTGCACGAAGGACGGGCGTCCTGCCGCCCTCCTTGATGACGGCGAATGGTATGCGGGCGAGTACGACGAGACCACGCCCGTATCCGAGGACATGATGGGCTTGCCCATCGAGGAGGGTGATGACGGCACTTGGCTGGAGGTCAGGTACGATGACTTGGACCCGTATATCAGAGAAATGGACCCCAGTGCCTACGACGATGACGGCACTTTCCTGGGCGCTGACTCGGACGTGATGGAACAGGCGTTCAAGGCCGCAGCCAACGAACTGCTACAGCTCTGCTGCTACCGCGTCACGGACAGCCAAGACGAAAGGTACGAGTACCGCGTCGAAAGCCTCTGAGAGGGGTTGTAAGCCCGTCCGTTTTCGGAAAACGTGCGAACGCACACTTTCCGAAAACAGCAAGCGCATGAACGGCGGGTGTTCCGACATGCCCGCAAGGGTAGAATCGTAACGGATAGGAAAGGAGCATGGCATGGATCGGGTGAAACGGTTGGAAGCGATCAGAGAACTATGGTCCGACCCGTTGGCGCGTCTCGAAGGCAAACGCAAAGGCGACCGCCGGTGGAAGCCTGTGAACCGCAGCCGGGCCTTGGATGCGCATGGCAGACCCGCCTATGATTCCTATAGGCTTGTGCGCGACTATGACGGTGATTTTGATGGCATGTTCCCCGAATTTGCCGATTATGTGGCCGAAGTCCGGCTCGTGTTCAAGCCGGTCGAACTGGAAGACGTGGTGTCCGGCGGGTTGGCGGGCTGAACGACTGCCCCCATACGGGTGTTTTGCTTTGCCTGGCATGCTTGGGTAAAATCAAGGGTGTTTCAACAAGACTTGCGGAAGGACATTCGAAATAAAAAGACCACCCGATACGCTTGACCCCATCACATTGCTGCACGCGTTCCAAGCCGCGCCCGACGCACATCTGACGGCGGGGGACACGGCATGGGACATGCATCCCATCGACTGGCAGGATGCCGTGGATTCCAATGGCATCAGCCGCTACCCGAGGTATGAGGTGCGCCTTCCCGACAGGGACGGCAAGCCGCGCGCATGGCTGTTCACCAGTTCGGAAATGGAACTCGCCATGGGGTGCGACGCAATGCGCCCGCATAGGCTTATCGGCGTGTATCATGCGTTGCGTTTGCAATTGTTTCCCGTGGATTGGATGGTGCATTTCACGCACACGGGTGTTCTTGTCGCGTTCGGTGCGCAGGATGCGATGCGTGTCATGGATACGATTCGCGTGGACAGTGGGATGAATGTGGTGGGGATCCGGCATGGCGATGGGTTGCGTGTCGTAATACCGTCGGATGTGGGTGTGCGGGATGCTGCCTGCCGTCTTGTGGATGGCCTGGGGTTGGTTTCGTTGGGGGCGTGAGGTTTCCCGTCCGGCATGCATGCCGCCCGGGTGTTCGCCGCGCGATACGCGCCCCGAAAATCCCGGGGACGCATGGCGCGCCGGGTTGAAACACCCTATCCTCGCACCGTATAGTGGGGCGTGACGGCACACCCGTTCGGAAAGGAAACGACACCCCTTATGCTTGCACACCCCATGATCACTTCGACCGGCGTCACCATCACGTTCACCGACCCGACCGCACCCAGTGTCACGTTCACCACACGGCAGCTCCTCCACCATTGGCATGGACACGGCATGCCCACGCCCTATGACTGGGATACGCTCCTCATCCACGCTTTGGACACGCGGCTCACCCGTCATCGGACAGGCGCGTGGGACGCGACCCGCCGCGCATACCACCTCGACCCCCTGGCCCGGGCGGACGCATGAACACGCCAATGGGAACGCAACGGTACGCGATACGCCACAAGCCCACGCGCAAGGAACGCCAACGGCAGGCAAGGGAAGACCAGCGGCGTGCACTCGACCGGCAAGACGCGCAATGGGCGATGATGCACCTGCAAACGCAGATAGACGGGATGCGCGGCACGACCGGCGACAGTACACGTGGCAGGGGAAGGAAAGCACGCTGATGGGCGTGAGCAGACTCCCGTTGGAAGGCATCGTCGCAACCGTCAGCGTGTTCGACGGGATGATCCGTTTCGAACTGCGCGGCGAACAGTGGAGCGCGCTCGGCGCCCACTGTCCGGGTTTGCAACGTGTGCTTCTTCTCGCGGACGACACGGGACGGTTCGTATGCTTCGCGGAACGTTTGGACGATGTGACCGGCGTGGCATTGCCCGACTGGCTGCACGTCAAGGGCGACAGCATTCCCATCCGACATGCGTGGCGTGTGCAACGCGGTGACGCCGACGCGGTAAGGGAGGCGAACATGGTGTTGGGCAATCAGTTGCATGTCGCGTTGGGGGCGAGGCATGTGCCGGACGCTGACACATGCACGGCGGACGAATGGTCACACGGCGTGGCGTATTTCGATGTGCTGCCCGCCGTCCCGCGTATACGCTTGCAACCCGATCGCCGTTAGCCGTTTCATGTGGCGTTCCGACCTGTGGTCTCGCCTGTTTTCGCGTGTTTTGACAGTGCGTGGGAATCCACTAATGTTGATCATGTCAACGGGAGAGACAGCACGACCGGAAGGACACGACATGACCAGCAGCAAGCCCACACAGGAAATCACCATCACGGTGCCCATCACGTTCCGCGTGGACAAGTATGACCTTACGTACACATACGCGGGAGAGACTCTCTCCTCCACGGTCGAGGAGAACATCGCCGGATACGTGCTCGACCACCTCGACACCACGGGAATCGCCCGGTACATCAAGGACTTCCTCGAATCCTACGAGGGCAAGGGCATTCTGACTGACGCAATCAGCGCCAACGACGATTCCGTGGATGCCGCGCTGCCCGACGGTTACAAAGAAGCCCACGAGGCCGACATGCGCGCGGAAGAGGCGGATGGGAGCGGTTACGCCATCACCGACAACATCGAGCTTCTCGACAAGGCTCTCGCCAACGCCTGACACCAACGGGTGGCGTGCAATCCGTGGGATGGGACGCGGAATGCACGCCACCATTTCCTGTTGTGGAAGAAACGGAACGGCCAGGACACCATGCTCGACCAGCTTGTCGAAACATTCCGCCAGCCCATCGGCTGGACAGCCGTCCTCACCCTCATGCTCACCATCATTCTCGATGTGCGCGCCGCCCACGCACGCCGTATGGCGCGACGGCAAGCCGCGTGGAGGCACGCGCGCCTCACCCATGACCCGCACACGACCACACGCCGTCACGGCCATCACCCACGGCACGCAGCCCACGGACCGCACACGCCATTGCACGCCGCCTGACCTACTATCATGAGGAGTGACAGAACACCCAATGGAAGGACACGCCACCCCATGACAGGCACACCCCAAACCACCATCCGCCAGACACTCGACGCGCACAACATCACCACCGAACCCACCGTCAGGCAGACACTCGACGCAATGGCAATCACCCTCGCCAGCCGACAGGCAACCATCGACCGCATCGACATGACCCAAGCGGAACGCCTGTTCGTCGCATGGTGCGACGCCTACGACCGCAAGCCAAGCCAAGCATCATACACCGTCATCGCACGCATCCTCGCCGACTGCACGCCCAACCCCATCGCACGCATCGACCTATTGTGGAACAGCGGCTACGCACGCTTGCACGCCATGCAAAACCATCCGACGGCGACACGTGAGATCACCCGCCCGCAAGCACGCGTGGACACCGTCCGAAACCAGTACAGCATGTTCATGTTCACGCTTGACCTGCCGAACCCAGCGCACCCGGAGATCACGTCGCGCGTCTCCTACCCGGTGCACACAGCCGACCTTGACGAGTACCTGAACTGACACCGGCATGGGAAAGGGGCGTGTGCCGCACGGGAAAACGAACCCATGCAGCACACGCCCCTTTCCTTTCAGATTTACGCCGCGCACATCACATGCGGTTCAGCACATCCTCATACACCCTGCCGCCGTCACGCCGCCCGACGATACGAACGATAATGGCGTGCGCCGGACGGTCAAGCGTATACACGATGCGAATGCCATCACCACGAAGCTTGACCTTCAGGTATCCCGACAGTGCACCACCCAATGGCTTCCCATACCCGCCTTCACTGGCCGGCAGCGGATTGGTGGCGATCTTCTTCAACGCGCGCCGCACATGGGACAAGGCTGGCTCCCCGAGTTTGCGCAAGTCACGCGCCGCTTTTTCCGTAAACAACACATCCCACGTCATGGTCATTCGAATTCAGGCTCGTAACCGTCCTCGACGGGATGATGACCACGCCAAACAACACTGCCGGGAAGGATCCTCCCTTCGCCTTCCACGCGACGGCGTTCGACTTCCAACAGCAGCCGGTAGTCATCCGAATCCTCGGCAAGCCGCTTGTATTCCCCGATGGGGATGATGACGGCTTTCGGTCCCGTGCTGTCGCTGACGGTAAGCCCATCCAATGTCCCTGTGTCCATGTTTGTCTCCATTTCGTATGCCGTGTGTTGTTGCATAGGATACGCGGCATACGCCCGGCACGCCAGAACCCGTTTCCCTCCGCCGGATGCACAGAAGCCGCTCCATCGGACTAATCCGACGAGCGGCTTTTGCGAACTGGACAACGCCCAGCTTTCTCACAAGGAAGTATACCAGATGCGCGCCGTTTCATCAAAACCGTTGTCGGCGGCGCGCACGACACGCCAAACCTTTTTCTGCGTCGAATGCACAAAAGCCGCTCCATCGGACGAATCCGACGAGCGGCTTTTGCGAACTGAGCGTTGCCCAGCTTCATCATGAAGAAGTATACCAGATGCGCGCCGTTTCATTCTTCCAATGGTGTGAGCGTGAGATGCTTCACGCCATGCCGGGTCAATATCAGATTGTCGCCGTCCGGCAATCCATCACCCACGCCATCATCATCAGCCTGGCTGTCAATGTCACGCAGGCGGGCGCGCAAACGGTCGAAACCCCTGCGGGTCAACCGCATGACCGACGGGAAATCGAACCTCATCCCATCCTTCTTCACGCCATGCGACTTGCACGGCACCAACACAAGCCACTCATGTTCTATGGAAGCGTAGGCGGTCGGCTGCCAGAATCCACGCGCCGACTTGTACGCCCAACCCCATTCCACGAGGAGCTGGCGGATCTGGCTTTCCTTGTACCTGTGTCCCGTGTGGCTGATTGTTTTCGCGGCTTCGCGGATGAGCATGGTGTCCTGGCCGTCGAGCCAATCGTCGTAGGCTTCGACTTTCGGCGCTTGTGCCTGCAATTGCTTGGCTTGTTGTGCGGCTTGTGTTTTCGCATCATGCCAGTCTTGGACGAGGCGGAGGAACGCGTCGGGATCATTGAGCATCGTGTCCATCGTCTGCGGCGTGGCGTACATGCCGGTCTTGCGAATCGACGGGAGAACGTCGGATGTGACCCAGTGTTTGAAGTCCTTCGCCTTGGGCAGTTTGCTGGAAAGCACGAGGGAGTACAGTCCGGATTCGTTGATGACAATGGTTTCCTTCATCTGCGTGCCATCGGAAACCATCTGCTTCCGCCTGTCGTCCTCTTCCACATGGCGGTTGATATCTCGACTACCGTTACGGTACCCGAGGATATCCGCCACGTCCTTTGCGACGAACCACGGTTCGCCGTCCCCATCGGTCAGCACGCGCACGAGCATCGGCTTGGCGTCCTCGCTGGTGAATGTGAACGACACACCGTCCGACGCGCCGACGGTTGCAAGGGTATGGTTGTCGCCGGTATTCTTTTCTTTGGCCATATGAAGTTACCTTTCTGTTGGCCGTGCCCCTCGCGGAGTTCCAGTCCGCTTGGGGCTTTTCTGTTGTCCCCGGCTATCCCGGGCTTGCCAATCACACTACACACGTGCCGGGGAATGTCAAAAAACGTTGCAAAAACACGCTTCCCGAACCTTGGAAACGCGGCGGTCATGACCGCGTGCAGTCTTGGGATGCGCGGAACGCGCCCCGCAAGAGTGCACGCCATCATGCACGCCACACGCCAAGACGAAACGAAAAAGCCCTGCCGTCCGCTGCAACAGACGACAAGGCGCAAAATCAGGACTGATAGCCTGTCAACGATTCCCATCATACATTAGGCGGACGGCACGTCCTCCAAACCGTGAATGGGATGCCTCAAATCCACCGGCAGCGCGTCCTCCACGGCACAAGCATCGAACCCCAGCCCACGGTCGGTCAGATCGGTCACATACGATTCCAGTTCCTTCACACCACCCTCCGTCAGACCAAGGTGAAGGATAGCCGCTTCGCACGCTTCCATTTCGATTACACCGTTGATGTATGCGTCGCAGAACGCGAGCACCGGCATCACCTCCTCCTCGTGCAGGCACCTGCCGGAGTAATGCTTGCCGTAGTAATGCTTGCCGTACAGGCGTTGCACCTGCACTCCTATCCATTTGAGCTGACGGCGCGTCAACCCGTCGAACCCGGGATGCTGACGCAATGTAACCTGCTGGCTGTCCAACCCTTGCATGATGACCTGCCTTTCACCAATGACTGCTGCTGACAACCCCTAGAGTAAAACAACGTGCAGGAATGTCAAAACAACCCATCAGCACCCATCACAACCACTTCGCATCATCATCCACACCCGGCAAACCACCCTGCGCACGACGCGGCACAGCGGCAGGCGACGGCAACAACAACACGCCATCCGACCCCACCTCCACACGCACACCCGGATACACCACACGCACCTTCCCCACAGCACGACGAAACTTCAAACGAAAATTCTTCATGCTCGACACCCCGTCACCAAACCGCGCATACAACCAATCCCAATCCAAACGCACAGGATGCCTCAACCCACCCATGCTCCCCGACAACCACACATACACGTCATACGGCAACACACTCCGCCCCGACAGCAAAAACGACGCAGCCCGCGTATCAAAAGGCGCACTCTCACGCGACAACCGCACCCACACATCCTTCGTCAACACAAAAGCCGCACCACCCTTCGACGGATCATCCGACCCCTCCGCCAAACGCACAGCCTCCACCAACGGCAAGCTCACCGAATCCCGGTACGTCACACCCCCATCCTCGCTCACCACACGCACACTGATATGACTCGCCAACAGCAACCGCAACTGCTCCTGCAACAACAACGCCGTCGCACCACCATGCGACAACCCCAATTCACTCGCCAAACGGTGCATCGACGGAATCACCACCATACGCCGCTCAGGATCCACCGTCCCCGTGCGCCGCCCCGCGCTCATGCGAATCTGCTTCGCCATCCACGCCATGATGAGACGCGGATACTTCCCCGCAGGGAAACGCCGCTCATGCGTCGCCGGATCGATACCAGCCTCCAGCAAATACTCCACGCCACCCACACGCTTGCTCACATAATCCGTGCCCGCAGGCGGCTCCACCGCAGGAAACAGCGTGCTCGTCAGGATCGAATGCCCGTACCACACCTCCTGGGGCGTGGGGGCACGGTCGATGATGCCCGCCACCGTCTGCAAAGCATCCAAACCATCCGAATTCAAACCATCCATAGCAACCGAATACTAGCATCCCGCCCTGTTTTTTGACAGCATGCCCCACGCCACGTAGGTTGGATACCAGAAACGGCCAAGGGGCGACAACACGCCCCCTCCAAGGAAAGGAAAACACGATGAGTGACTACAGGCTGTACAGACAGCAGGCGGACGGCAGCACCATGCGCGCCGACCATAGGGACGACGAGTACATCGCATGGGCGGCGGACACAAGGAACACGCCTATCACGGACACGAGGCTCGCCCTCGACACCCTCGCGGACATCACGCTCAGCCGCCGCTATCTCGCATGGGCGGAACGCAGCCACACCACCATGCGCGGTATGTGGACGCACCCCGTTCATACGCTCGCCGCATACACGCGCACACGCCTCATGCGCACACCCCACCCCGGCACGGATGGCAAGCCAGGCGAATGGACGCCCCGCAGCCACCTCGAAGGCGTGCGCGCACACCAGCTCACGGCAAGCATGGACGCGCTCCACCGGAGCCTGAGCGTCGTACGCGAACATGGTGCCGGTGACCTCGCCGACATGCTCGTGTCCGCGCAGAACAAGGTGTACGCGCAATGGACGCAGGCGAACACGCCGGACAAAGCGGTCGGCATCCTCCTCGCCGTCGGGGATTCCGTCACCACGCTGCCAAGCATGGACGCGCCGCTCGCCAGCCTCGCACCCCGCATACAAGGAGCCATGGGACTGCTCGCCAGCACCTACATGACCCGGTGGGGCAATCATGGCATGGAACGCTGGGAGTACCTCAGCCGCGCGCAATTCGCATGGGAATGCCCCACACGATTCGAAACACAAGGAATGGGCGGCGCCCGCATCCTACGCACGACCGTAAGCAGCATCGGCGGTGACCGCAGCGAACAACGGGTGCTCGCCGCACACGCCCCCGACCTGGGGTGCGCCGACAATCCCCTCATGCGCAGCACGCTCGCGGACACGCTGTGCACCCTGTGGGCGGTGCATGACGCGGGCAGCATGGTGGTCATACGCACCCTGTCGGGCGGACGCATGCTCGTCACCTGTGACGGTGATACGTTCCGCATCGACCGGCGTGGCGCCAGCCACCGCGTAGGCGAAACCGCGCGACTGCTATGCTGGACCGCTTGACGGTCTGACTTTTCTCATACCCCTTCGCGCGGGTGTTTCATCATGCCCGTCCGAGTAGAATCGAAAGTGGCATCCGCATCCCGTTCGGAAAGAAAGGCGGCGCATCATGACGTTCAGACCCGGGGAGCATCCGCGTGACCCGCAGGGACGTTTCCGCGACAAGGAAGCGTTGCGCAAGCAGCGGATCATCCCCCAGACCGTATGCACATACGAGCCTTGGAAAGGCCACGCCGTCCACGAGATAGCAGGCTGGGGTACGGTCAAGGACCCCAATACCCCGCGCAGCAGGGAGAACGCGGAGATAACCGAACGCATGGAGGACTTCGGCCTGATGCCATGCACAAACAACGACATGAGCCGCCCCGGCATGTACATGGGATACATGACGCAGGATGATGCGAAGGAAACGGTGGAGGCGTTGAACGAGGAGTTCCCCGACCGCACGTTCGAAACCATCGACCCGGATGAGCATGGGGAACTGTGGGACACGTTCGGCTTCTTGAAAGACGGTTCCGGACGGTATCCGAGCGGAGACAGGGAGCCGCAGGACCAAGACGTGGTGTTCGCCCTGACGGTCGAAGGTAAGCCCGTGGAGGAATGGAACGACGCTGGCATCGAGAATACGTATCGGAACGCGGGCGCCATCATGAGAAACACGAGGGCCATGGGAGGCCGCGGGAACCTGACGTTCGTCCGCGACACCACCATCCTGCACTCCAACACGCGCAAGGTCAGGGACGAACTCATACGGCAAGGCTATCCGCAGGAAACGGCCGACAAGTATGCGGAGGACATCCTCATAGAGGACGAGTGGAACGAGGACGACCTGTACACCGACCGTTGGAACCGAAAGGAGATATCCGACGGGGACGCTAGGAACGCCATCAGCTCATACGACCTGCCCAGGGTCCTCGAATTGGCTGAACGGCGGCGCAGGATGCACGCCGACGGGAAGGAAGGCGAGTGATGTTCCGCGCATCCGATCATCCGCGTGACCCGCAGGGACGTTTCCGCGACAAGCCGCGACTTCCGGGCGTCGGCATGCCGGGGGCGCGGGACGGTGGCCTGCCCGACGGGTTGGACGAACGCCTTTCCGACCTTGGTTTCCAACAGACGCTCGCGCAAGGCGTGTACGGGGGTGTGATGGAACCCGTGGATGCCGTGGAGGCGGTGGACACGCTTACCGACGAGTATCCGGATGTGGATTTCGACTGGTATGACATGGAGGCCATGAACGACGGGGATTGGGATTGGGGGGATGCCATTCCGGGTGACGAGCACTCGTATTCCCTAATCCCCAGCAGCTTAGGGGGTGATTTGGATTGGGATTTGGATTGGGGGGACGCCATTCCGGGTGATGGCATCATCGAACCCACGCCCACGCCGGAGCCTACGCCCGCGCCTGATCCGGAACCCGCGTCCACACCCAAGCCCAAGCGCAAGACCACGCCGAAACCCACGCCGCACGCCACACCCGGCACGACACCCGGCTTGAAGGAATACCATACGCTCCCGCCCACGGACCTCAGCCACCTCGACCACCTGGCCGTCAACCCCGGATTCGACAAACAAGCGGAATTCGAACTGGCGGACTTCATGCGCCGCAACAAACGCGAACCCACCGACCTTGAACTCGACAGGTGGATGGAATTCGACGAATTCTACACCGAAGAACAATGGAGGCATGCGATGCTCCACCGGTGGAAGCACATACCCATCGACGTGGAGCAACGCGCACACAACCCCTACGGCTACAATTGCCCCATGGTCGCCGCCGCAGCGGAACTACGATGCCGTGGATACGATGTGACCGCCGCACCATCCAGCGCGAACAACGCCTCGCAGAACCCCTGCGTCATCGCCGCGAACTGGCGTGACAAAAACGGCAGGGTCCGTCAGTTCACCGAAGCGGCCAGCAGGTGGAGCATGGAACACACGTTGGAATCCTATCCTGTCGGCGCACGGTTCTTCATCATGGGACGCCAGAAGAACAGTGGACACATTTGGATCGCTCAAGTGGAGGATGACGGGCATGGCGGCAAACGCCTCCACGAATACGAGTTCCAGGAATCATCCCGCCGCGACGTGTACGAGTCGAAGCTGCGTGAAGCACGCAGGATACGCCCCGGATACGTGCCACGCCCCTCGAAGCCTGATGCCAACGACCCGCTCCAGCACATCATGTCCGGCGAACATGGCCTGCAGTGGATGCGCGTGGATGACCTGCAACCCACGGACAGGCTGTTGAACGGCCCCGACCCCCGGTTGAGCGAATGGTCGCGCACACCGTGGGTGGTGGGCAAGGGGCAGGAGGATCCGCACATCGACAGGCATCCGCCGACGTCACGTTCCAAGCGTGTGAAAGCCGCCCAGGACAGTGACAGGTTCGTTATGATGGAGACTGTCGCAGAGGAATACACGGCAGGGGAGCCGACCCCTTTGCCGGATGGAAAGGAAGGCAAGCATGGCTGGTGAAGACGAAGAGAATAGGCGGGTTGATGCGATCCTCGCACGGCTCGAAGCGGAGGGATACCTGCCGTTGGGTCATAGGACGGGCAACCTGTTCATGGACGAATGGTACCGGCAGGAATGGTCGAAACCGGCTGAGGACGTGCATTTGGATCCGTCCGACCCCGTCCAGAGGAAGTTCATCGACGTGCTTCTCGAAGGGGATTATGCGCAGCTTCTGTCCTTATATGTGGATGGTTGCATGTCCGACAGGGTGTGGTCGTTGTGGAATGAGAATCATCCGGGTGCGGAGGATGAGTTCAAGGAGCAGGCGCGCGAGTATGCCGTGTGGCTTGCCGCGCATCCCGAGGCGGTTGCCGACGGCGGGTCGGATGATGAGCCGGGTGAGTCTGATGAGCCGGATGGGTTCGATGAGCCGGGTCCATTGGATGCCGGGCGGAAGCATCGCGTGGTGCTTGTCGCACGCCCACGATCCCATGATGCAACGCACGATGATGAATGAGCGTCGCGTCTGACAGGAAGCGAAAGGGGCGTGGAAGACGATTCGTACCGTCTTCCACGCCCCTTTCGACTGTTAACCGCCGTTAGTCCGCTTCGACCAAATCCTCAAGATACCGCGGCTGAATGCGGAAACCGAGCGCCCTGCGAATCGTCTGTGCAATCGACGGCGGCTCACCATCACCGGACTCTTCGAAAGCCTGTTGCACAGCGGTTTCCGCTGCGCTCGTCTCACCCAACGCCCAATACAAGTATGCGAGCATCGCGTCCACGTTCGCACACACCCACGAATCATCCTTGGCGAGTGCCATCAGGGTGAAAAGCGCGTCCAACGCATTGTCAAAACGTTCATGATCCGGCGTGTACCCGTTGTCGGTGACATTCTCCCCCGCCTTATGAGAGGCGGGGGCTTCCTGCTCAAGAACCCCAATGGGTTCAGTATCGACAGGCTATCCCCACATGCCCTGTGGTTCGCGCGTTGTTTTACGAGTCGCGCCGCTCGACGGTTCTTCTGGCTTCGTCCCGGATGTTCAGGGCGGCGTTCACGTCCCGGTCGTGCATGACCCCGCACTGCGGGCACGTCCATTCCCTGACGCCCAAGTCTCTGGTCTGCGGATTCTGGTAGCCGCAGTCGTGGCACAGTTGGCTCGACGGGAACCACCTGTCCACCCGTACCAGCCGTTTGCCTTGGCGGGCGAGCTTGTATTCCAGCATGGTGCAGAACATGCCGTAGGCGTTGTCCAACGTGCTTTTCGCCAGTCCTCTTTTCGCTTTGCGTCCGTTGGACAGGAAATGTCCGGGATGGCCGGGGTCGGGTCTCGGCTTGGGTTTTGCGGTAATGCCTTTCAGGTTCAGCGCCTCGACGGCCACCATGTCGTAGGCTGCGGCAATCCCGTTGGCCTTCTTGTGCTGCCAGTCGCGCCGCTGGTCTGCGGTCTTCTCCGATAGTCTGCCCACTCGTTGTTTCTGCCTGTACCAGTTGGCGGAGCCTTTGACCATGCGGGAGAGTCTGCGCTGCTCCCGAGCGAGCTTGTCCTGCGTTTTCCGATAGTAGCCCGGATATTCCGCTTTTTCCCCGTCGCTGGAGACGTACAGTCCGTGCGAAGCGTAGTCCAATCCGACGATGTGCACGGGTTCCACCTGTTCGGGCGTTTGGGTCTCACGCTCGAACAGGATGGTCGCCGTGTACCTGCCGGACGGGCGGTGTTCCATGGTGACTGATTTCAGTTTCCAATAGTCGGGTATGCGCTTGTGCTGGCGAACGGCGAGCCATCCGAGTTTCGGTAGTTTCAGCCTCCTTGCCTTGTCGTCCAGTTTGATGTTGCCGCCGATGCGGTTGGTCGTATACGTGGCCTTCCCGCGTCGTTTCGACTTGTATCTGGGAAATCCTTTGCAGCCGTTGTCGAAGAACCTGCGGTACGCCTTCTCTAAGGCGAGTTGGGCGTTGCATAATGCCATGCTGTCCACCTCGCGCAGGAACGGGTACGTGTCCTTGTACAGGGCGGGCGTGGGGCGGCATGATTCCCATGTGGTCTGATAGTGGGCGATGCGGGTTTCGAGCATGAGGTTGTATACGAAGCGTGCGCAGCCGATGGTGCGGTCTATCAGCCTCGCCTGTTCCTCGGTGGGGTAGGCGCGGAACCTGACCGCGATATGGTCTTTTCCGCTCATGCCCGGCCTTTCTCGCCTTGGTTCTCGATGTATTTGCGTATCACCTCGACGGGTGCGCCGCCCGTGGTGAGCAGGCAGAAGCTACGGCTCCAGAAATACTCCTTCCAGAGCTTGCGTCTGATTCCGGGGAACTCCTGTTTCAGCAGTCGGCTGCTGGCGCTCTTGTACGCGTTGATGAACTTCGACAGTTCGGTCTTCGGTTGGGCACGGAACAGGACATGTACGTGGTCCACGTCATGATTCCATTCCTCCAACGTGATGCCGTACTTGGGTGCGATGTACTCGAAAATTTCCCGTGCACGATTGGAAATCGCGTCATCAAAGACTTTGCGACGGTATTTCACGACGAGCACGAGATGATAATACATGAGGAACACCGAATGATGATTCGATTCGAGTTTCACTGCAAACACCTCACTCCAGATAGGTACGACTGAATGCCAGTATAGCATAAAAAGAAAGCCGATTCATCCCCCGCCTACGCTTCCGCTAAGAGGCGGGGGAATCCTCGACAAAATCAGTTGAGACGGTGTACGCGCTTCGAATCCCATGTTCTGGCAAGCCGACGGCACGCGGACTAGACTAGGAAACACTCAGGAAGGCAGGGCGCCAAGGTGTGCCGTTGGATGTGGGCGTGTCGTCCCACCCTGTGGTATTCTGTTCATGTGCGCGGGTCTTTCCTTCTATCTTCCGCGCACGCATCATGCCGGTCTTTCCTTTCGGCGGCATGGTTGGAGCCGGATGGCGGTGGGCAAGGGTGTCCGCTTCCGTCCGGCTTTTCCATTTTCCCTTGCCATGCTTTCCAGGGTTTGTGTTTCCGCCTTTCCCCTAGTGTTTTGACATTCCATACCCGATGGGTACTGTGGTTGGTGTCAGCAAGGAAAGACAACACAGCCGAAAGGAACGCAGCATGACGGCACTCAGGAACACCAGGAAGACCACGGGCAAGCTCATCGAGATGGCACGCGAACTCACTTGCGAGAACGGTTCGTTCGAATGGGCGGACGCAACGCCCATCATGGACGCCGACGAAATGCTCGACGGCGTGAAGCGGAGCGAAATCCTCCGCGCCATGTTCTTCGGAAGCATCGAGGAAGGCGTCGGCTACCCGGATGCGCTGGTCCGCTGGAACGGTCTCGGGAACCTCGAAATCGTCAGCCCCTACACCCTCGAAAACGAGGCGTGGGACGAGCGCGACGAAATCCTCGACAACTACCGTGAGGCGTTCGGCACGGACAGGCTTGACGAGGCGCTGACCGACATGGACACGGACGCGACGGACGAAGCATAGGCTCCGAACCCCTTGCGGCGGCGGCAACCCCTCAACCCGCCGGCAGAAAGGAAAACGAAATGAGCCACATCCACGGTTACCGCACCTATCCGAAAGACACGCCCCGGAAAGACATCACCGCGATTTACTCAAACGAATGGCTGGACGAATACAAGCGCATGCCAAAGATCAGCTTCCGCACGGACACCGTGTATCCAAGCCTCGCGGAAGCCAAGGAAGCGGCGGACAAATTGGCATGGGACAGCGTGGTGGCTGTCCTTTACACGGCGGAAGGCAAGCCGACTAGCAAGGCGCGCGAAGCGCAAAAGCGTCTTGAACGGCTTGTCGGCGAGCGGGCGGCTTTCATCGACTCCCATCACGTATGGGATAGGAAAAGCAGCAGCGTGTCTTGCATTGGGTGCGGCAGCCGTCTGAACATCGACCGTCTGCACGATCACGGGTGGGACAAGTGCCCGTTGTGCGGCACGGATTTGCGGTCGAGGACCGTGCTCAGTCGCATCGAAAGGTTTGACGCGCTTGTTCTTTTCATCAAGGGCCAGGCGGGTGAGCGTGCCAGTGGGCGCGTGATGTGGCTTGTCGTAGAGGATGTGGCGTGCTGACTGGATGTTTTGACATTCAGGGATAGTCGCGTAGTGTTGAAAGTGTCAACAGGAAAGACAGCACGACCGAAAGGAAACATCATGCGCAAGGACAACAGGAACCAGTATTACGTCATCGGCGGCCAGTATGAGCCGTACTGCTACGGCGGCACGCCCACCCTCTTGGGGGCCAAGCGTCTCGCCGGACACCACATGGAGCACTGGGACAACCATCAGGGCTGGCACCGCCCCCACGTGTATGCGGCTGGGGACGTCATCGAGAAGGAAGCGCACGGGTACATCACCCACGAGGACGGCGACACCATCATCATCCCGCGTGAGGACGCGACCCCCGTGGCGTGACCACGCGCGGACAGCGACCCTACGAGGGCGGCGAGTTCCGCCCTCTCATAGCGGCGGCGGCAACCCCTCAACCCGCCATTACACCCCATTCCCGCTGTTTTGACATTCGTGGATAGCCAGGTAGTGTTGATGATGTCAACAGGAAAGACGACACGACCGGAAGGATGCATCATGAAGAAGCTCACCATCAGGGAAGCATACGAACAGGCCGACGAAATCTACGGAAGTTTCGGAGCCGGCGTGTGGGAGCGCCTGAAGCGCGAACAGTGCTTCCACGAAGACGGCAAGCCTGGCTGGCCCATCTACAAGCTCATCGTCGACGGAACGGAATACGTCACCCTCGACAGCAGTCTCTACGCGGCACTCAACAAGTGACAAACCATCATTAGCGGCGGCGGCAACCGTTTGACCCGCCGACCCCTTTGGGAAGGAGACACACGATGAAAAGCTATGCGGAAATCGCACAGGAGACGGACACGAGCATCGAACAGGTGCGAAACGCGATGCACCGTGCACAGACAAGCGATGACACGCGCTACGCCAAGTGGTTCGTGTCCGTCGGCTGTACCGAATGGACCGACTCATACGACCATGCCGGATACGGCGACCCGAGGGAAGCCGTCGGCCGTGGCGACACGCGCGAGGCGGCCGTCATCGACGCACTGGAACGCAACCCGGGAATGTTCCGCTGAACGCGGGAACGGTCTGGAGGATTCGGAATGAGCGAAGGCAGGCGCATGACAGTGCGTACGGCGCACGCGAACAAGGCGGAACCGTGGAAACTGGAGATCGTGGTGCGCGGCGAGGGACGGTCGGACGGGCGTACCGTGGCGGGTGTCGTGGGCCGCACGATGGGTGGCGCATCCCCTTCCCCATTGCCGGTGCCGGATGGTTTCTGGGTGTGGACGGGCGACGGGTTGGACGCGGGTATGCTGGAGCAGTGTCTGGACGCTTTGGATGAGGCGCGTGGCGCGTTGTGCCGTCGGCTTGCGGAAACGCAGGAGCGCGAACAGCCGGCATGCCGCGCTTGCTTGACCAACACCGAAGGCGGTTGCGTTGGCTGACACGGCGGAACGCCTTGACGACGCGACGTTGCGCATGGCGTGGCGGCATTTCAACGACTGGTACAAGTTCGAGACCGGATACCAGGGGCATTTGACGCGGCTGACGGTTTGCGGCGGGCATCGGCATGGCGTGGTGCGCCTGTCCCCGGCTTTCCGTTTCGGGGAGTCGCCGGAAACGGCTTATGAAAGGGCTTTGCGATGCGAGTCGGTGCAATGGCTGCTGGGCATGTCGGATGGTGTCGCCAGCCTATGGATTCCACGGTGGAAAGGGTCGTGGCTCATATACCCGGTGTGGCTGCGCGTGGACTTTCCGTGACCGCATGGGGTGTGTTGCAAAACCCCATGCGACTACACTGGGAAACGGCATACGGCGCATCCCATGCGACCCCGGTACGCGGAATTCCGAAAGGACCGACAGAATGAAGTACGTTTCGCTTTTCAGCGGCATCGAAGCGGCCACGGTCGCATGGAAGCCACTCGGATGGCAGGCGTTGGCCTACGCGGAAATCGACCCATTCCCCAAGGCGGTCCTCGCACACCATTACCCCGACGTGCCCGACCTGGGGGACATGACGAAAGTGGATTGGACAAAATACCGTGGAACAGCAGACATTGTGGTCGGAGGCAGCCCATGTTTCCCCGCTGGGACGCTCGTATTAACCTCCGAACGATTGAAGCCAATCGAAGAAGTCAAAGCCGGAGATATGGTTCTCACGCACAGAAATCGCTGGCGTCGCGTCCTATCGGTGGGGTCAAAACAATCCGACACCATCATTCTCAGAGGACAAGGCGTAAACAGTCTGGAATGCACCGCCAACCACCCGTTCCTATCGGACGAGAAGCATCCGGTGTGGGATACGGCAAGCCGATCATACAAGCGGCATCTCACAGGTGAACCGACCTGGGTCCAGGCAAGCGCGATGGAAGGAAGATTCTGGCTTAATCTCAACGCTTCGGTTGAATCGTTGCCGGTACCTACATGCGAGGAAAACACGGCAAACCGAACGACATTCGACCTTAATGCGCCGTTCTTCTACTTCGTCGGCAGGTGGCTTGGCGATGGGTGGGCGAACATCCATATGCGAAGGAACCGCGTCAACTCACCGATGAAACGAACCTATGTCTGCTGTTCACGCGACTCAGCGGAAGACCTTGAATCCAAGTTGGCTGACACGGGATTGCATTGGGGACGCAGCGAGCAGGAAACCACCACAAGGTTTACATGCTCTTCGACGGCACTGTATGACTGGCTCGTTGACAATTTCGGAGTTCATGCCGAGGGGAAGAATCTTCCGGCATGGGTGTTCGGAATGAACCGTGAATGGCGTGAGCAACTGTTCCTCGGATACATGGAGTCGGACGGAATGCAAACCAGGAATGGGTACAGTTCGACTTCCATCAACAGGCGGCTGTGCATCGGCATGAAGATGCTGGCTTCTGGCCTTGGATACGCGGTTAGCATGATACGAACCGTCAACAAGAGAAGTCAATGCGTCATCGACGGTAGGCGAGTCAATGAACGCCCCTACTACAGGTTGCAATACACGAAGCACCCCAGAAGTGCAGTAATGGAACAAGACGGCTTCTGGGGATTGGTAAGAGGAAAATCCGAAGGCCGCAGAAACATAACGGTCTACAACATGGAAGTGGAAGATGACCACAGCTACACAGCAGATGGAATTGCAGTTCACAACTGCCAGGCCTTCTCGATCGCAGGATTGCGGAAGGCGTTGGACGATCCTCGCGGCCAGCTCATGCTCGAATATCTCCGAGCTTGTCACGAGATTGATCCGGAATGGATCGTGTGGGAGAACGTGCCCGGCGTATTATCCGCAGACAAAGGACGCGCTTTCGGCTCACTCCTCGCGGGCGTGGCCGAACTCTGGCCTGATGGCGGGGCCGCTTGGCGGGTGTTGGACGCTCAGTTCTACGGAGTGGCCCAAAGACGCCGCCGTGTGTTCCTTGTCGTCAATACTCGAGACTGGAAGCGTGCCGCGCCGGTTCTTTTTGAGCGCGAGAGCCTGCAGTGGGATTATCCGTCGAGCCGGGAAGCGCGGAAAGCCCTTGCCGGCCGATCTGATGCAAGCGTTGGAACGGCAGCTAAGAGCGTTGACGGGTGCGGGGCGATTGCCGGAAACATAATCAACAGGAAGCCGGAGAACGGGGGCAATGGTCCGGGCTGTGAGACCGATGGCGGCATGTACACGCTCACTGCGTCGGACGTGCATGGGGTCTGGTGCACTTCGGATAGTGGGACGAACATGGCTGTGGGGGAGGACATGTCGCCTACGTTGACCGTGCATGACAGTAAAAACGCTTGTTTCGTCAATGCTCCGAGCACGTGCATCATCAGGAGCGGGAAGGAAGGCGGTGGGAAGGGTGCGCTTGTGCAGCGTGACATGAGCGGGACCCTCACCACCGGGCAGCAGCAGACGCTCTTTACCGATAGTTCCGATGCCTTCGCCGTGCGTCGGCTTACGCCCGTCGAATGCGAACGGCTCCAAGGGTTCCCGGACGGGTATACGGACGTGCCGTGGCGTGGTGCCGACCATGCGCCGGATTCCAAACGGTACAAGGCGTTGGGAAACAGCATGGCCGTGCCCGTGATGCGGTGGATCGGCGAGGGAATCAGGCTCGTGAACAATTCCAAACTGTGATAAAGTACACGCGGGTGTGATGTTCGCGAGCATCACACCCGATAGCTGGCCCACATATGTGGGAACAGTTCACGGTGCCGTCCCTCGCGAATGCGGCACTAGCTTTAGCTGACCTGCCTAGTAGTAGGTACAGTCTCCTGCCACGTTGAGGCGTGGCTTGCTTGGCGGCATGTTCTGAGCGTGCCGCCTTTTATTCTGCCCATTGGTCGATATTTTCCGCGTTCCCTGCAGTTTTCTTACGGTTTTCCGTGTTTGTGTATGTGTTTCGGCGTTGTCTTGTCGTGCGCTGATTTCCCGCATGTAGCCAGGGTCGGGGGCTGTCGGCCGTATCAGCCAACGGTCGGCCGGCTGTCGTATCGGTGTCCCGGGCGCGCAATCCATGTGTCGCGCGGTCATGCTCCGCATGCGGCGCGCATCATGCGCCGCGCACCCCGGGCGTGCAATCCATGCGCATATCAGGCTTTCCAACGGACAAACAGCCAGTTTCCCAGTGTTTTGACACTTAGCAAATACTCACTAATGTTGAAAGCGTTACAAGGAAAGACAACACGGCCGAAAGGACACCACAATGAGCACCCCCTGCATGATCGGCAAAAGGAACCAGGACGGCACCATCACCGCCATCTACTGCAACTTCGACGGATACCCCACCAGGGTTGGCCTCACCCTCGCCGCACGCTACACCGACCCGATGAAAGTGGACAGGCTCCTCGAACTGGGCGACATCTGGAGCCTCGGAAACGAACCCGTGGATGTCATCACTCCCATCGTGGCCGCGCTCGGTTGCAAGTACCCGTTTGAGATGGTGTATCAGGGCAAGCTCGATGAAAAGACGGTGGACGAACTCTGGGACATGTACACGCGCCGCATCACAGGCAAAGGCGAACGCAAGGCACAGACATACGACAGTCTGGACGCGCTCATATACGACACCCCCACCGGATACCAGTATGTCCTCGACGCAGGCAAGTGGCGCGTACATGACGGCGAATCCGGCCGACGCTGGGTGAGCCTCGCCACAGCCGCCCGCCACGAAATCATGATGAGCATGCCGGAGGATCGCCGACACGACGCGGTGGAGGAATGCAAGACGGCTGGCGTGACCGTGACACTCCAAGCCTAGGCAACCCCATGCAACACCCGGAAGGATAGGAAAGATGATGGCAAAACAGTATTACAAGGCTTTCAAGGCGACCGACGTGCGCGCCTACATCGAGACCAACGAGGATCCCGCGCCCGGCGACTGGCTGTTCGCCGTCCGCTTCACACTGCCTGACGGCACGCGCGCGACCATCAACAAGCTGGGCGACTGGTATGCGCCCGCAGATGACGGGGATTGCATCGTCCTCGACAATGATCACGAGGACAATGACGGAATCCGCGACGAAGCCAACTCCCGCCTCCACCTCGAATATTCCGAGGCGTACTCCCTTGGCGAGTGGGACGGGGTGACGCAGAGCTTCATGGTCAAGGGTCCCGACGCGCGTGTGATTCTCAACGAGTAGGCGCACGGAGGCGGGGCCACTCCCACGCCCCAGCCCCTTGCGGCGGCGGCAACCGCACAACCCGCCAACATGGCCAAAGGAGAGCACAATGGACGAAAACAAAGCCAACGCGCTAAAAATCATCGCGGAAATTGGCTTATTCCTGACCATCATCGCCGTTGCCATGTGCTGGGCGGTCAGCTATACGCATGGCGACGAAACCAGCTCGCAATGCACGGACGCGGGACACGGTCTGACCGTGTGCAAGATACAGCAGCCAAACGGCGAAACGGTCACATGCGTAAGAACCTCTGGACAAGGTGGGGGCATTTCGTGCGATTGGCACGACTAGCCCAGGGTCCCGCTGCGCGCGTCCGTTGCAATCTTTAGGCTGGCATGCCGACCGGCGTGTTTTCAGTGCGGCAACCTTATGCAGATTCGGTAGTCGAACCCGCGCCAGGGGACAGGAAAAGATGTGCGTCCCGGCCGACCAATCGCCCTCTCTCTAGTGTTTTGACATTCACGGATAGCCGCGTAACGTTGAAAGTGTCAAGGAAAGACAACACGACCGAAAGGACACGCCATGAAGAAAGTCACCTTCACCTACACGGAAACCAACAGCTACGAGGTCACCCTCAACATCCCCGACGAAGCGACCGAGGACACCGTGCTTGACTACATCGACCTCGATGACGTGTGGAACGCGGTCGAATCCGGCCACGCCGAACCCATCGACACCCCGGACGAACAGTGCTACTTGACCGATATCAGGTTCATCGAGGACACCAAGTAGCCGCGCGGCACGCCCCGCGTCCGCACAGGGAGCGGACTCGCGGCGACGCGCGACGCAAGGCCATAGCCCGGAGCCTCCGGGACGAATAGGCCGTGGCCCGTCACCGGGGAGACTGTGCGAGGCTCCATGATGGAGTGCGCACGGCTTCCCCGGTCAAGGGCTAACTTATAGGAAGTATCAATTAGACGCGGCGTTCAATGGCGTGAACCGCGAAAATATGGGATTCCGGCGCACGCTATCTTATAATTTCTATCAATTAGACGGTCGTGGGCACGCGGTTTCGGCTGCCGGGCTTATGCAAATCCGGTAGTCAACCTTATGCAGATCCGGTAGTCGAATCTGCGCACGGCATAGGAAAAGAGGACGCACCCACGATAGGGCAAGCCCCTTTTCTGACATAATCCTCATTATCGGCTAATGCCGGGGGCGTTCCCGTCCGTCCCCGGACAATCCCAAAATGCAGCGAGACATGGAGTATCGCAACCGCCGCATGGAGAAACGCAACCACACGACCCCGCAAACCCCACGACATGCGCTCAAACACACCCAGGAAACCCTTGGACATACGACACAACCCGCTCCAAACCCCCTCAAAAACACAGGCGTTCCGACAAACCCCACCGCATGGAGTATCGCAACCAACCGCATGGAGTATCGCAACCACCCCCGAAAACCGCATGGAGTATCGCAACCAACCGCATGGAGTATCGCAACCCGAAACGTGGAGAAACGCAACCGAAAGCATGGAGAAACGCAACCACACGACCCCGCAAACCCCAATAACCCCAACGCCCCACGCCATCCCCTCATAGTTCATAGAATCATAGAAATCATAGCGGTACGTCACCATGGAGAAACGCAACCACCCGCACAGTAAAAACACACGAACGGACAAAACAACCTAGGATAGGACAAAAGACAAGACAAACAGGAGACGGCAATGCGCAAAACCCTCAACAAGCTCATCCACCTCATCAATCAATGGCAGACACTCATGTGGGCGGGCGGAACAATCCTCGCCATCGGCACACCCCTCGTCGGATGGGCCGGCAGCATACTCACCACCATACGACACCGCAACACCCTCAGCGAGGACGACCCCGAACAAGCCACCGAAACCACCCTCCCATCCCCCACGCAATGGTTCACCACACTGCCCGACGGTTGGCAGCACACGTTCCGACTCATCATGCTCATCGGCGGTCTCGCGCTCCTCATAGAGGGAATCATGCTCATCATGCGGAACCTGCATGCGGAACCTGTGGAAGCGGACAGCCAGCCGTCCGACACGCCACACGACCAGTCGCCCGCCACACCGACCGGCATGGATGCGGACAACACGGACGGGGATGACACCAAGGAAGATGACTACGGCGCGGAACTCTAAACCACGCCACCAAGCAACACCAGCCGTTCACACGACCTGATGCACGCGACGATGCGCACGACGAGGAGGAAACGACGGCGGCACACCCTCCATCACACGCGTCTCCGGCACCTCCACCAACACGGTCGGCGCATCCCCGACAGAATCAGGCATTTCATCCACGCCAGCCACGTCACTACACCCGGACACCGGCACATGGGGGGAAAGCCATGCCAGCACGCCATACACGCTCGTGCATACAAGCCACAAAATCAGCATCTCCCGGCATACAAGACACGTGGACGTCTCATCCCACCCGTTGAGCCACTCCACGAACACATAACCCCCGCCCACAAACCAGGCGACGCCCCACACGCATGAAAGCACGAGCGACAGCCACTTCAATCGACCTGCCAGACCTTCGATGAAACGACGGAACATGAACACTCCTTTCGGGATTGTCGGAACACCCGGCTGATGGTTCCTAGACTACCCGTCGTATGCTTAATGTCAAAACAACCCGAAAAGGCGCTTCCTACCTGCCGGAACGCGACACCATGTTCCGCAGTCTCGGCGTGACCGACTCCACGAAATCCACGCCATCGGCGGAACCCCATGACACGCCGCCACCGACATAAACCCACTTCACACTGTTCGGATCGGCGTCCTCCCACCGTCCGCCACCCGGATACACGGCCGCCCACCCTTCGCGATCCGGATCATACGACGGCATGACGCTGGCGACCGACCCATGCCGTACGTCCCGTACTGTGAACGCCGTGGACGAGTCCGGGAAGGTTTCCACGCCGGTCTCCAACCCGTCGGGCTTCCCACCCCAATATTCCGTGAACATGCTGCGTGTTTTCTCCGCCATTTCATGCTCTTGCCTGGAATCGAGGGTGCGCATGAACGCGCGCCGCCGGTCGGGCATGCGAGCCAATAGGATGTCACGCGCCCATCCACGGGGGATGCTGCTGCCGTCAGGCATGCGATACCATTCCATGCCGGCATGGACGGCGGGCGTGGCTTCCGTCTCCTCCATGGGACGCACCATGCCATGATCGTAGACGAGTCCGCATCCGCCCAACGCCTTCGCCTCATATTCCGTCCACTCGTGCGCCCATCCGATTCTTTCTGCGGCGTCCGCACCGTCGGGCATGGGTTCGGGTGCGTGCGCCGACGCACGGCTGCATGCGAGCGAATGCCCCGCCCTTTCCTCATCTTCCATCCAATCCATGTCGTCCAAGTAGTGAAATTCATGGCATTGCGTGCAATAGTCGAGTTCCTTGCCGCGCATGTCGGTGAACCATAGTTCGCCTGTGTCCGTGTCCTCATGGAACCTGACGTCCCGTAGCAACGGGGGTTGCTTCAACCGTCTGCGTGGTATTCCGCTTGCATCGGCGTGGGGTGAGCCCATGCCGGGCTTGTCGCGGAATCGTCCGTCGGGCTGACGGGGATGCTGCCTGGGGTCGAATGTCATGATGCTGTCTTCCTTTCCAACGCCTGTCGTATCCCCTACGATTCTACCCGCGAGGGCAAGCCGAAACACCCTCAACAAGCCCCATTGACACTCCCGTGGTTGAAACCACGGGATTCCTGCGAACTGGGCTTGCTTGAATCCAAACATATCGCCTGAATTCAGAGGCTTCCCATTTTTAGCAGGCTATCCCCGATAGTCGGTCGGTTCCTCTTCTTTTGTCAATCGTCCTCTTGGATGAGTCGTAACGCTTCGTCGCGAATGTTCACTGCGGCGTTCACGTCCCTGTCGTGCAGGGTTCCGCATCGTTCGCACACCCATTCACGTTCGGACAGCCGCAGTCCCTTGTACCTATACCCGCATTCGTGGCAGAGTTTGGAACTCGGATAGAACCTGCCAACTTGGACGAGGGTGCGACCATACCATTCCGCCTTGTAGGAGAGCTTGCCCACGAGACCACTCCACCCGTCGCGAAGTATGGAACGGTTCATCGCGCGTTTGCGTGACTGGCCGTTGCGCATGGGCAGGCCTTCGGCGTCCAACTTCTTCCGCGCCTTCCGCGTCATGTTCCGCACCATCAGCGTCTCCATGCCGATGAATTGGTTCTCTTCTATCAGCCTGTGGGACAGTTGGTGCTGGAAGTTGTCGCGGTAGTGGCGGAGCTTGGCGTATGCCTTGGCTACGATTGCCTTCTGTTTGCGGTAGTTGTTCGACCCCTTCCTTCTGTGGGACAGTTTGCGCTGCTCCCGCTTGACATCCTCCTCCAATCGGCGCAGCCGGTCGGGATAGTCGATTTTCTCGCCGGTGGACAGTGTGAGAAAATCCTTGACACCCAAGTCGATGCCGATACGGCCTTCGGCCCGTGTTTTGGGTTGTATGTCCACATCGAACAGGAGCACCAGATAGTACGTGCGGTTCTCCCGTTTCACCGTCCAGCTGGACAGTGATTCGATTGGGTAGCGGAGCCGGTCGCGTTTGCGAATGCGCACCGAGCCGAGCTTTTTGGACAACGGATACCGGTTGCCGTCCATACGGCGTATCGGCATGGTGTTGCGGAACGATTGGATGTTGTCGTTCCTCGAGGCGAAACGGGGGCGATGCTTCCCGTACTGGGCTTTGCGGAAGTACGCCGACCGTGCCTTGCGGAAGTCCATGATGGCGTTGCTCAACGCGTTCGACGGTATGGGACTGTCTTTGAGCCATTCGTTCGCGCTTTTCATGCCGGTCACGTTCGGATATGCAGGGTTCGGATTCGTCTCCTTGTCGTACGTGTTGAACGCTTCGACCTGCTGATTGTAGGCGAAGCGCCTGTCGCCGAAGCACCGTTCCAGTAACGCGGCTTGGGTTTTCGACGGCGTGAACGGTATACGCTGCGCCACCTTGCGCATGGTCATTGCGATTCACACTCTTTCGCTCGCTGATTGTCGATATACTTGGCGGCAGCCTGTTCATTGATCGAGCCGATACTTTCCGCGAAATAGCTGGGCGACCACAGGCTCCGCTCGCCCTTGCGCCGCCAATATGTGCTTTTCAGTTCGGGATGCATGGCGAACAGTCGGAGACTGGATGTCCCCTTCAACTGTTTGACGATGCTGCTGACGCTGATTTTCGGCGGAGCAGACACGAACAGGTGGATATGGTCGTCCAATCCGACCTCCATGTGGGGTATGCGATAACCGTGCTCGTCGGCTATCTCTTGGAGGATGGTTTTCAAATCCGAGTCGATTCCGTTCTTGAGCACTTTGCGCCGATATTTCGTGCACCAGATGATGTGGTAGTTCAGATTATATACCGAAGTCCTACCATATGTGAACCGTTCATTGCTTGCGCTCATGGGAATAATCATAGCATATCCGCTACCATACGCAAACTTCGATACGCCCTAACCCGGCATTGAAATATCGGGTTAGCGGGCTAAATTCTCATCAAACCCGCCGGTCACGGTAAGCCCGCCGTCCCGCACGCCCCAGCCGACACCATGCGACGACCGCATGCACGACACCACCCACGACAGCCACGCCACCCATGAGAAGCAAACCGATGACCGTCATACTGTCCGCAGCACGCCACCAGCCGCGCACACCGACCGCAATCCAGCATGCCATGCCCGTTGCGAGCAGCACGCCCCCGGCGCGCAGCATGCGCCGCGCATGCAACCATATGAAACGGATGAACGCTCTCACTTCTTCCCATGCCTTCCATCCCACTCATCCCACGAATCACGCACACTGTCCGCGAGACAGTCCAACCATTGCACGCCGCGCGGTATGCGCACCGCGTACAGCTTCACATCATGCATGCCCGGATCGGCTTTCCCCGCCAAACGGAAGAACACCACCGCCTTCAACCGGTCCGGCGTGACCGCAGGAAGCATACGCGCCTCCACGCCCGCATGAAGAAGACGGTTCACCGTCTCAGCCGCATTGTCCGGATCGGCGTTCACATCACTCGCATACCCGACGCCCGCGAACACGATGTACGAATCCCATGGGACGGGCGGCATGCTGTTATGCTCCCACGCGACGCGCGCCCGCTCCCCCAAGGCGTCCGTCACGCTTGCACGCATGCCGTAAGCTTTCCACGACCCCCATGTGGCGGCTTTCCTCCGCCCATGCTGACGTGCCACAAGGTCACTGTCCGTCAGGTTCGACGTGACCCATAGGTGGAACGGAATGCGCATCGTAATACTGCCCGCACCATACCCCGTGGGGTCGGTTGCGAGGATACGACGGTTGATGTCCCGTGGCGCTATATACGTGGGCGCTTTCGCGGGAACGGGAATGATGAGCACCGTCAGCACGTGCGCGTCACCCGCGCTCTCCCCGGGCATCATGTGGTAGATGGTCGAACACCTGTGCGTACTGTCATCATCCGTCCACAAGCCCATGTCCGTGCCCGCGTCGATGATGGGTTTCACCGTTTCCGCGGCCTCCGCAGGGAAACCATGCCGCCCGTGCGGATATTGGACTCCGATGACCGCGAGGAACCTATCGACACGCCATGCGGCTCCCCTGCCGGCCAATGCACGCCACGTGTCCCGCGCATGCACGCGCAATGTATGCCGTGTGCGGGCGCGCGCACGCTCCGACTGCACTCCATCGGTGACCATCCACCATTGCGCGGGGATGGTGAACACAGCAGCATACCCTTCCCTGTCGTCCGGGTGGGATGGCATGGTGTGGGACGCAATACGCGTGCGTCGCACACCATGCCCCATTCTTCCACCCTTCACAGGATCTCCGCCTCACGCAACTGCCAGTCCGCGAACTGGATTTCCTCCACTTGCTTCGGATACCCCATGCGTTCCACGCACCAGCGGGCCGCACCATCCAAGTCAGCGCCGTAACCCGCGTCACCGGCTTTCTCCACGCATTCCGCGATGCGAAGCAACGCCTGGCGGATGCTCGTACGCGCGCACTCGGCGATTTCGCTTGACGCGCGGATGCTCCACGGCCTCCAATCACACGCATCCTGCTTCTCGAAAACCCAGAACTGCATTCCGAGACTGTCACGATGCGGTCGATGCAACAGCGCGGGATCGACCATCATGACGGCCGCACGATAGAACTCCGCTTGGATGTGATAGCCGTGGAGCCATGCGCTTCGCGCAAAATCCTCGGGTTGCGCGCTGGCCGCCGTCTTGATGTCCACAAGCCACAGACTGTCACGGGGAATCAAATCGAGCTTCGCCTTCAACCGCAGTCCGGTCCGCGCGTCCGTCCACTCGATAGCCTGTTCACGCAAGCCTTCGTCGATCATGCGCGCACGCTCATCGTCACGACGCAGGTTGTCGCGCATCCGTCCAAGCAACTGCATGTCCTGCTGGCTGACGATGAGAGCGCCCTGCGCTTCCTGTTCGGCTTTCCACTCCTTCGCCTCCTTGGTGCGCGGGTTCATGCCTTCGGGCATGGCGGTCACGTCCGCCGTGCCGAGCAGGTAGGCGTGGAACGCGGTGCCGAATTTCATTGCGGGCGTGGGTTCCATGCCGCCGTGAAGCCGCTCCCACCCCCAGTCGGCGGGATTGTGCATGAACTTCTTCAACTGGCTTTGGTCGAGTGCGGGGCTTGCGAAGTACTCTTCGTCGGTTTCGTTGATGAGAGTCGCGCCACCTGTCTGCATGCTCTTGGTCATGGGAATGTCCTTCCAGAGTGTGTTTCAACTTGACGCAATCCAGAATAATGAGTTGCGTCAAGTTGTCAAAACACGCTTTTTCAGGATTCGTGTGGCGGTCTGCGCCATTCGTTGGCGTGCGCTCTCACCCGTGTTGCGGGCAAAGGAAAAGGGCACCCGGATTCCGGGTGCCCTTCGCGTTCGCGCGTGCTGTCAGGGCGTGCGGTCAGTCTTCGGAACCGTCCTTGTCCGACGGCGCGTTGTCAAGCTTCTTCTTCAGGATCGCGTCGGTCGCCTCGTCCAACCCCGGGTAATCCTCCGGATGGAGCATCTCATCCATGCTCTGCTCCGCATACTCGTCGTCGTCCAGCGTGTCCTTCCACATCAGGTAGTCGCCCCAGTCGTAGTCCACGCCGTCGTCACTGTCCGCCTCGTCCGCTTCCTTCACAGCCTCGTCCGCTTCCTTCGCGTCACCGTCGGGCACGGCGAGCGTCGCATCCCCGGACTGCGCGTCCACCACGACCTGCGGTTCGTCGTATTGGATGAGGTTGCCGTCCTCGTCCACGTCCTCGGGCACGCCCGTGATGACGTTCGGCAGCGTGAGGTATGTGTCGCCGTCCGCTTCGGCTTGGCGTTGGCGCACGTCCTCCCACGCGTCCTCCCACGCCTCCAGTTCCTTCTCGTACCCCGGGTAGGGTTCGGGTCCGCCCGTGGAGTAGCGGATGAGCTGTTCCTTCGTGCAGGGTTTCGACGGTTCGAACGTGTCCGTCAGCCCTTCGGGGATGGGCACCGTCCACTCGTCCTCGTCCTTGTACGCTTCGTCACCGATGATGGCTTTCTTGCATTCGAAATGCTGTGCCATGCTGGTCTCCTTGGCTTGTATGGCGGTTTCGAGGTACGCCACCGCGTCGAGCCACATTCCGTGCGGCATGATGCGCGGGTCTTTCTCCCAGGACCGCCATGTGTTGAGGGATACGTCGCACAGTTCGCCCATGTCTTTCTGGGTTTTGCCTGCTTTGAGACGGAGCTTTTTCAGGCTTATGGTGCCGTCCATTCCGACCTCCCTTTGCTTGTCTTGTCGTAAAACAACCATACACGCGACACGCCGAACATGCAGCATCATGCGTGCAAAAACATGCGAAGGATGCCGTAAAACGTTGCAAACACTAGGA